TTATTTCTGTGTCTGTATATACTCCGAATACCGTATCTCCGTATACGGATTGTCGCTGGATATAGTCTGGTGCACGGCCTTGACCCGCTTCCAGAACCACCAGCCCTTGTATTCCACCCACACGGCCTGCCGGAGCGTTACCGGTACATGGATTTCGCCCCGCAACCGGTTGTCCTCGATAATGCCCGTCAGCCGGATGTGAGGCGTAATCATCTCCACTTTCTGCCGGAGCAGCGGCACGGTGTCCCGAATGACGACCGTATCCCGCACGCTGGCATCGATGGGGCCGGCAATCTCGACTTCGTGCCTTGCCGCCGCTTCGAGGTTTTTGATTCTCAGACCTAATCGCTTTATCTGCTCGGCATCTTCGGCTCGCAACCGCTTGTATTCGTCCACCCGCAGCCGTAACGTATTTACATCTACGGCCATTGTCGTCGAATCCACCCGGATGCGCTTCATGTCCGACAGCAGCGCTTCGGTGTTGCCCCGGTAACGGTCGCGTTCTTCCCTGAGGCGGCCGTTGCGCTGCCACAAAAAGGCGACAGCCAGGCCGAGCAGCAGCACGGCGAGGCTCAGGTAACGGGTACTCCTACGCATGGCGGACGGATTCTTCGGGAATAAACCACTCGTATTCCTCCTGATACGGGTCTTTGAGGAACACCATATAACCTTTGTTGCTGTGCCGCTCGGGGCCCGTGAGGTCTTCCGACACGACACCCGTTTTCCCGACTAATTCGTCCAACATCATCTCCGTCAACTGGGGCGATGCCACTATCTTCACTTTTGAATTTCTTTCAATCATAACGTTTTTTATTTGATGAATAGGATTTTGAATTCTTCTTCCCGTCGCTTCCGAATGGAGGGAATGACCTTTCCCTTGTAATGGCAGTAAGCCGCATATTCGGCATGAATGTCCCGGTCTCCGGCTTCGAGCTTCCGGATCAACCGGCTTTTCGGACGGTCGCCGTAGCCCAACAGCCGGTATTCGCCGACATTGTACGCCAGCACGCCGAGCAGCAGGGAGTCCGCCCCGAAACGCCGGAATACGGCGCATTTCTTTCTCAGGTCGGCACGCAGCAGCGAGTCGGCGATGCGCTCGGTCATTACCGGAAAGGATTCGCCCGGCAAGAGCAGATGCCCGTAACCGACATACGGGAGATGGCGGCTGTCGTGCATGCCTTCATACCGTTTGATGCACACCACCGCAACCTCGAAGAGTGAATCCTGCGCCCGGACTTGTCCGGTAAGCAGGGCAAGTCCGACCAATAAACCCCACCGCTTCATCGGTTGTGTTTTAGGAGTTCCTTGATGTCCTCGCGCATCTCCCGGATATCGGTCTGGAGCGAGGTGAACTGGGTCATGGTCGCCTCGAACACGGCTTTGTCGAGCTTGATGGCGTCGATGCGTTCGTACTGGTCCTGCACTTTGAGCTCTAATGTCTGGCAGCGGCGGGTCAGCTCGTTGATGTGTTCGGTGTTGCTGACGTGCTGTACGTAGAGGGTCACGGCAAAAGAGACGATGACCAATATCGTCCGCAGGTTGTCGCTGATGAAGTTTCTTACTTGGGTCATGATGGATTTTGAATGAGTATTGAAAAGGCGTTCGTGATGGCGTCCATGAGCCGGGCAGCGACCTCGGAATCCCTGAACAGCCCGTATAGGAGCAGCAGGAGGATGACCGTGATGTAGAGCAATCGCTCGGCGGTGCGGCGGCTGATTTTCCGTTGGGATTCGGGCTTATTCATGGGGCGGCGTCTGGGGTACGATGACGTTGAAGACCACGCCGCCCTCGCCGCCGTCGATGCGCAGCTTGGTCTCCTGCGAGCATTTGATGGGATACAGCTCCATGAGGGCTTTGGCGGCGTTGACGGCGACGGCACGCAGCGGTGCCGGAGAGAGCGGTACGCCGAATTTGTCGGTGTACTCGGCCGAGGAGGTCTCGCTCATCACGGCCTTCAGGGTTTCGGCGACCTGCAAACGGGTGGCGATGGTCTCGACATCGAATTGTACGCTGTCGATCATCTCCCGGATGCGGGCGGAGATGTGCGGACGACCCAACAGCAACCTGCTGGCGATAGGCACATTTTTGCCCTTGCCGAACACCTCCTCGTAGCATTTGCGGTGGTTGCCGGCGAACTGCGCACCGCCGGAGACGTACAGCTCGCAGAATTTGTCCTCGTCCTCCGTCAGCGGCTTGTCCGCCGGCGAAACGGGTACGGCAGGCAAAGCACCGTTCGTTTTATCGTTCTCTTTGTCTTTCATCGTTTCGTATATTAAGAAGTTACTGTAAGGTATCCTCTTAAAAGAATAGCGGTTTAAGGCTTCGGCGGTTGAATAAACTCCGCCTTTCTCGCTATGAGCTGTTCCATTAGCGTCTGGTAAAACACGTCGGCCAGTGCGTTGGCGCAGGCCTCTGCATCGGCGAGCGAGTTGATGAGCCGCATGTTGAACACCACGTTCAGGTCGTAGCCCGTGATGGCGGCCATCAGTTCGTTGCCGTCGTAGTTCAGCACCCCGTAGGTCATGCGGTCTTCCACCCGGAAGGTCACCCGCTCTATCTTGTCGTTTTCTTGCATGGTTTCAGATTTTGAAATGGTCCCTCGTCTTCGGTGTCCGCTGTTGCGAAACATCCGTATCTCCGTTCTGTCGCAACCGGCGACCGCACAAGGCAGCCACTTCACGGGTGGCGGTCACGTCGGCATCGGCGTCGTGGGCGTCGTCGAGCTCGATACCGAGCCGCTCGGCAACCAGCTCCAGTTTGTAGGAGGTGACTTCCGGGTCGGCGGCGAGGCAGAGCCGGGCAAGGTCGAGGGTGTCCAAGTAATGGGGCTGGAAGTTGCCGTGGAAGTCGGTCGTGCCGGCAAAGACCTGTGCGAACTCTTTCTGCAATCCGGCGTAGGCCATCATCTGTTGCAGGAAGCCCACGTCGAACGGGATGTTCTGACCGATGAGCACCGGTTTGTAACGGGGGCCTTTGCTCAAGGTGTGCCGGTGGACGAAGTCGATGACTTCCGCCGCCACCTGTTTCAACGCCACGCCCCGTGAGCGCAGCAGCTCCATCGTGATGGCGGTGTAGTTCAATGCGACCGGCTCGTAGTCCATCGGCTCGGCGGCGTTTTCCTGCTCGACCTCCCGGCGGGTCTTCAATACTTTGCGCTTGGGCGCTCCGCCCAACGGCTGTCTGTCGTAAGGGGCGATGTAGTTGGCATAACGTCCCAATACCTCGAAGGTGTCGAGCCGCACGGCCTGCATGGCGATCTGCGTACAGGCACAACGGGTGCAGTCCAGACCGCCGGTCTCGAAGTCGAGGACGACGGCGGTGTAGATGCCTTGTTCTGTTTTCGGTGCTGCCATGTCTATCCCAATTGGTTGATGAGGTATAATGCCTTTTCCTCGAATTCCCGGAGCGAGCCGTCGTTGTCGATGACGGCGTCGTAGGATTTGTCAGGCAGTTGCAGCCGCTCGGCATCCCGGTCGATACGCTCGGAGGATATGCCCCGAAGAGCGAGTGTCTCGGGCGTGGCACGGAGCAGGACGGCGATGATGTGGAACCGCTTGCCGTGTTCACGGCGGAGGGCGACCAGCCCCTTTTCGTCGAGGACGTATACGCAGCGCCCCATTTTCGGTACCTGACGGAGCAGGGCGAAGTATTCGTAGCCGCCGTATTGCGTGCGGGTCAGCATCTCCTCCCGGGGAGGAATCTCCCGCTCGGAGATGAAAAAGTAGTCTTTCCCGTGGATTTCGCCCTCCCGCCGGGGACGGGTCGTGTGCGAAACGATGACGGGAATGCCCAATCGCATTCCCAAATAGCGGGACAGGTGGGTTTTGCCGGTGCCGGAGTTTCCGACGATGGCGATGATGGTAGGTTTCATACAATATGGATAAGGGTTGTTTTGGTACTTTGCAGGGTGTTCGTGCCGGAGTAGTCGCTGTATTTGACCATGCCCGTCACGATGATGATGCGGTCTTTCAGGAGAGGGATTTTGTCCCGGTGCGCCTCGCAGGTCTCGCTCCAGCAGACCATCTCCGCCACGTCGTTGTTCTGCTGGAGGGTCAACTTGACGAAACGTTTCCGCTCGCCGGTCGTCCGGTCTTTGTAGGTGTGTTCGCCGAGCTCCGTGACGGTGGCGCACACGGCGGCACGACGGCCGTCGCCGGAGGGGTCGAGCACCTCTCGCAGGCTCAGGTAGGAGGCTTTGCCTTTCACTGAGGCACGGGCGGGCGAGGCGTCGAAGATGCGGCGGTAGTCCACCGAGCCGATGCCGCTGACGGCGATTTGCAGCCGGCTCCAGAAGTAGTGCTGTCCCACCGATTCCGCCGGGAAGTCTTTCTCCGAAAGCGTGAATCCTAACTCCCGGGCGGCACGGACGAGCAGGTCGTAACGCCCCGTCACGGTGTCGATGCCCTCCGCTTTGTCGAAGCAGCCGGCAAGGATGAGGTTGCGCACGTGGCGGGCGTTGACCGGCATCCGCACCGCCTCTTCGGCGTTGTCGGGGTCGTCCCAGTAGGCGTATTTCTTGAACTTGTAGCGGAATATCCGGTGGATAAACTGTTCGACGGAGGCGTAGGGACCGTTTTTCTCCCGCTCCCCGACGATGCAGGCGACGGCTTTGGCGCCCAATTGCTTGATGCGGCCGAGCGACCAGAAGATTTCGTCGGTGGCGTAGTCGGTGAAGAAGGCCTGCCGGGAGGTGTTGATTTCGGGCGGCACGATGCGGGCGCCGGAGCAGAGCTCCATCTCGGACATGAGCGTCGGAATCTCTTTGTCGTCGGCCCACTGCAACGCCACGGTGTAGAATGCCGTGGGATAGTTGGCTTTGAGGTAGGCGCCCACGTAGCTGGTGACGGCGTAGGCGGTGGCGTGGCTGGCGTTGAAGAGGTAACCTCCGCCGGCCTCGATCATCTCCCAGATGCGCCCGGCGTCCTCTTTCGGACAGCCTTTGGCAGCGGCACCCGTCATGAATTTCTCTTTCATGGCACGGATGACGTCCACCTTTTTCTTGGAAATGAGTTTCAGCAGCCGCACGCCCTCGGCCAACGAGAATCCGCCGACCTCACGGGCCATCTGCGCCAGCTGCTCCTGAAAGACCAGCACGCCGCAGGTGTTTTTCAGGGCGTCGTAGGTGCCCCACAGGTAGACGGGAGCCACCTCCCGACGACGGCAGAGCAGGTATTTTTCCGCCGAACCGGAATCGAGGGTCGCCGGACGGTAGAGGGCGCTGGCGGCTATCAGGTCGCCGATGCGCTCCGGACGCATGTCTTGCAGGAAGCGGGTCATGCCCGGCGAGGAGAACTGGAAGACGTTCTGCGTGTAACCCTCCGCCAAGATGCGGTAGGTCTTTTCGTCGTCCAACCCGCTGCGCACGATGCCCTCGAAGGAGAGCCCCGCATGGTACTCTTTGTTGCAGATGTCGATGACGGCCTGTATTTTCGACAGCTCTTTGATGCCGAGGCAGTCGTTTTTCAATAGACCCACCTCGTCGATGGAGTAACCGTCCAACTCGGAGATGAGCTGTCCGTCCACCTTTTTGATGGGCGTGTAGTCGAAGCACTCCATCGGCTCGCCCTCCTGCCGCTTGGGCGTGATGATGATGGCGGAGGCATGCACCGACCCCGAACGGGGCTGCCCCATAATCGGCCGGATCTCCTCGATGACCCTCGGGTAACGCCGGATGAAGTCCCGGACTTTCCGGTTCGTGGCGGCGAGCCTGAACAGGTCGGTCCACGTCATGTTGTCGTCCCCGAAGATGGCGGTGATGTAGTTCACCAGACTGACCGGCACCCGGTGCACCCGGCACACGTCTTTGAGTACGGCTTTCATTTTGAGGGTCGTGAGCGTACCGGCGGAGAAGACCTGCTGCCGGCCGTCGGTGTTGTATCGCCGTTCCAAGTATTCCTTGACCTCCTGCCGGCGGTCGGACTGGAAGTCGATGTCGACGTCGGGGAGTTGTCCGCCGGGGCCCTGACGGTAACCGTCCCCGACGTAGGTGTCCGCCAGCAATACCTTTTCCGGCAGGGTTTCCTGTTCGATGCTCTTCACGATCATAGGCGTTCGCTTGACAGATGAAACAACAGGTCCCGGTTGTCGAACAGCACCTCGTCCTCCGCACGGAGCCGGTCGGCATAGACCGTGAGCCGCTGGCCGCCGCGGACAACCGCCAACTCGGCGTCCCGGTCGAGGCGGAGCGTCGTGCCGTTGTCGAAACGGATGCGGACGGCACGGTCGGACAGTACTTCGTCGGTCAGACGGGTTACCCGGTCGGCATAGAGCCCGGCACGCTCCGGCAGCAGGAAACGTTCGAAGAGCAGGTCGTACTGGATGGGGTCGATGAGCGTGATGCCCAAGAGGTAGAGCACGAGTGACCCGCCGGCGGAACCACGCCCGCACCCCACGAGGATACCGTTGCGGCGGGCCCAGCTCACGGTGTCGTACTGGATGAGCAGGTAGTCGATGTTGTCGGTCGATTCGAGGATGTAGACCTCTTTTTCCAGCCGTTTGCGGTATTCGTCCGCACGGTCAGGCGGTACCAACCGCCGAAAGCCCTCTTCGAGCAGCTGCCGGAACATAGCGTGACGGTCGCCGTAACGCTCCTGCTCCTCGGCTGTCATGTCGTAACGGGGCATGTAGTTGCTCTCGGTTTGGTAGCGGGCTTTCGCACCCTCGGCGATTTCCACCGTGTGGCGGCACACCCGCTCGAAGAGCGCATCGATGTCCCACCGCTCGCCGTCGAAGAGCGTGCGGAACTGTTCGTAGAGTTCATCGACGTCTTTCAGGTACTGGTCGTCGCTCTGATAGTGGGCGGCGCCCGTGGCGATTTTGTTCAGGACGATTTTCGTGCGGGCGTCGTCCCGGTCGGGATAGTGGCAATCGGGAATCAATACCGGCTCGACGAGGAAGCGGTCGGCAGCCTTGTCGTAGAAGGTATTGAAGAAGTGCGATGTGGCTTTCAGTACCTCGGCATCCAACCGCTCGGCTTTGTATTCGGACAAATCGACCTGGTAGAAGACCCGGTCGAAGGTCTCTTGCAGGACTTTCACGACGTGCCGGTTGCGCTCCATCCAGAATGAAGAGAGTTTGCCCAACACCAATACGTTCCCTTCGCCCCGGCGCAGCAGTTCGGGCAGCGGGACGGTGGCGTCCTCGGCATCCACCATGACGGCTTTCTGGATGCGCAGCAGGTTCCGCAGCCCCCGCTGGCTTTGGCAGTAGATTTTGACCTCGACTTTTTCGCCCTCGTGCGAGAGCGTGCAGGTGTAGCCGAAAACCGGCACAATGCCGGCCTTGTCGCAGGCTTTCTGCAACGCCAGCGTGGCACCCATCGTGTTGCGGTCCGAGATACCGAGGGCGGTATGGCCCATCCACACGGCTTTGCGCACCCACAGCGCAACGTCGCCCGAAGCGTTGAGCAGCTCGTAAGGGGTATGCACGCCCAAGTGGACGAAAGGCGTCTGCCGGCGGCAGGAAATCCGCTTGCCTACATATTTAAGGATGTTCAGGGCGAAACCCTCCCGAAGCGAGTAGTAGTACCAGTTGTCGCCGAACGGAAAGGCGACGTATTCGATGCCCTCGGCGAGCAGCACCTCCGGGCGTTCCATCAGGTTGAATTCCACCTCCGCGCCTTTCAGACGGAATATGGATTCCACGCCGGAGAGGTCGGCGAGGAATACCTTGCCGAAGCCCTCGATTTCGACCACTTCCCGGTCGACGGGACGGTATGCGATGCGGTGCGCTTCCAACCATTCATGCAGTTCGTTCATGTTATTGCTGTTGTATTTTGGTAAGTTGATATTCGACGGGTGTTTTCAGACCGTAGGCGAAGACCCGGTAGATTTCCTCCGCCGTGAGGTCTTCCCAGTCTTTCTCCGGGTCGGGGATGTCCGCCACGAAGACCTCGAAGTAGGCGGAGAGCTCCGAGGCGGTATGCTTGACGGCTTCGACAGCATCCCCGTCGTAACCGACGACTACCGTGCGGACGCCTTTCGACTGGAGTTTGTAGATCTGGGTGCGGGAGATTTTCTTGCCGAACGTAGCGACGGCGACAAAGCGGCGGTTGTCGTACAGGTCCAGTTTGCGGGTCAGGGCGACCACGTCGAAGATGCCCTCGACGAGGACGACCGTGTCGGTTTCGCCCTCCGCCACGGCGTCGTAGTTGTAGAGCAGCTTCACGAAGTCGTTCTCGGTGGAGTTGCGCCACCGCAGGATTTTGTAGTCGTCGTTGCGCCTGGCTCGGCAGTTATGCCGGTCGATCTCCTCCTTGCTCCACGTATGCCGGGCGACGTAACCCACCGTGTCGCCGGCGTCGATGACGGGGAATATGACATAGTCGTCCCAGCGGCGGTTGAGCCGGCAGGTGGTGCCCACCGGAAACCGGTCGTAGTCGTCGTAGGTGAAGCCCCGCAGTTGCAGGTAAGGATGCGTGAAGGTTCTCCGCCAGAACTCCGGCAGGGAGACGATGCCCAGTTCGTCGTCGACCTCTTCCTCCGTATCCTCTAACGGAAACAGCATGTTGGCGAGCGGCGTGTCGAAAGCGACGGTCTCGGCCGGCAACAGGTCCATCCGCCCGAGGCTTTCGAGCAGACGCTCTAATGTCGTCGTCGAGCGGCCGCACGAGAAGCAGTGCGCCATGAAAGGCCTCTTGCGGGCGGTCTCCCGACCGATGTAGACGCCGAATTTCCCCTCCTTGCCGCAGAACGGACACCGGGCGATAAGGTTTTTCCCGCCGCCGTCCGTCCGGGCCCCGAGCTCCGCCCGCAACTCCGCCACCAGCAAATCGTATTCTCTCCCTGTGATGTGCATATAAAGAAATAGCCCGCCACGAGAAGTGACGGGTTAGGGAAAGACGAGTTTTTTACTCGGTTAATCGACGATGAGGGGCTTAATGCTTTTTCTTCCCGGATTCAAAAGCGGAGGAATAAAGCCGCCAACGCTGCATCTTGCCCGGAAGATACTTGTTGCGGCACGAATAGCAGATATGGAAGTCCCCGTCGCCGGCAGCATAAACCCACCCCGAATCGTATACCACCCGGCACACATCGCACGCAAATCGCTCCGTCGCCTTACGACCCTTGCAATTACGCAGAATCTCCTTGGCCTTCTTGACGAGATTCCTGTTTACTCCATATTCCTGCATACTTCAAACTTCGGTATTTTAACCGATTGTACTATTTCAACAAATTCCGTTCACGAGTATCTCCGCTTTCCAACACGTTCATCTGGTGGATAGCGATTTGGTTCAACTTTACAAGCCGCTCACTTTGTGCCATCCCCTGCTCGATGAAAACTGCATTGAGGTTTTCCATATTCGACAAGCAAATCAGCTCGTTAATAGACGCATAATCCCGGATATTCCCTTTTAGGTCGGGATTAGCCTCGCGCCATTGTTTTGCCGTCATACCGAACATCGCTACATTCAACACGTCTGCTTCATTGGCATAGATGATACTGGCTTGTGCCGCTGTCACCTCCGCCGGAATCAGGTTCTGTTGAATGGCATCCGTATGAATCCGGTAGTTGATTTTCGACAGCTCCCGCTTTGCCGACCAACCCAGCAACTGTTGTTCCTCGGTCTTCAATCTTTGGAACTCTTCGATAAGATACAGTTTGAAAGCCACGCTTATTGCCGAACCGAATTCAAAAGCGATATCCTTATGGGCGTATGTCCCGCCATACCGTCCTTTTCTGACAACTAACCCGATGGCACCGGTAGTTTCAATCCATTCACTTGCACTAAGGACAAAAGAAGGTAGTCCGGCACTCATTCTAAAGTGGTCGAATTCGACCACTTTGAAACGAGGATTATGAATCACCTCCCAGGTCCCGAGGAACTCAATGGTATAACGGTTCCTAATCCAATTCTTTATAACGTCTGCCGCACGGCTCTCACCACCCTTGGCTGAAGCCATGTCTGTTAGGGATATAAAATCTTGACCTTGAATATTCAAGACCGTAATATCCGTATTTTGGACTATTATTTTTGTCATATAAAATATATGTGAATGTCTCTTCAACACAAAATTAGCTTAAATATTTGAAATTGCGGTATTTCTCACTATATTTGTAATATCCAATGTGCCCTGGTCGGCAGGGGGCACATAACTGCGGAAGTAGGAGGATTCCTTTGCGGGGATCCTCTCTATTTTTTTATACCGGTTCCTCCATCTGCTGCAACGAAATCGACCGTTGCACATCATAAAACACCTCATTGTCGTAATCCGTCGCAATCTTGATTGTATCTCCCTTCCGGAAGAAACGGCTCTTGGCGACATGCAGCCGCATCAGGCACTCTTTCCGCTCGGCGGACGACTGGTTCAGGGAAATCAGGTGCGTGCAGGGACGTGCCAGCCCCTTTGCCTCGGAGCAGTTGTATTCGGTGAGCACGTTGCGCTCGTTGTTGAGCCAGTCACGGTCTTCGATGGTCGACTGGTAGGTCACCACCATCCAGACGTTCTCGTCCGCCGCCAAATCTTTGAGGTCGTTGGCGACGGCGATGCGTTTCGAGCGTTCGTGCTCGGCGCCCCACTGGCGGCGGGTGGCGTCGGTCAGCAGGTCCATCGAATCGATGATGACCACATCGGGCGAGTAGCCGTTTATCTTCCGGTATTCGGCGATGCCGTTCTTGATGTCCATTGTCGAGATACGGGCGGCGAAGCGGGGAAACGACCGCACGGTGATGCTGCCGGCATAGCTCATCACTAATTCCTCGAAGTGCTTGAACTCCCGGTCGGAAATCCGCCCCTGCTCGAAGTAGTAGGCGTTGCGGGAAATCATGCCGCCCGAATAGGCATCCAGAGCCTCCTGCTCGGAACCCTCCAGCTGGTAGTGCAGTACATGCAGCCCGTCGTCGATGTCGGCACGGATGCCGATGTGTTTGGCGAGGTGCGACTTGCCGACGCCGGTCGAGGCGAGAAAGCAGGTTAGCTGCCCCCGCAGGTTCCGGCCGCCGTTCAGGGCGTCGAGGTACGGGATGTAGAAGCGGCATACCTGCGGCAGCCGGTTCTCCCGGCTCTCGGCCTCCCTACGGCGATTGTGCTCGAACCGCTCCCGGAAGGTCTTGGCCACGTCCACGAATGCCGTGGTGCGGAGCGTGAACGACGAGAGCCACCGGGCGTATTCGCCCAACAATTCCTCGGCCTTGTCCTGCCGGTTCTGGTTGTAGAGTTTACCGACTTCGGTATAGACTTTCTGCAATCGAACGCCCTTGATGTACGCTTCGAGCATGTCGGTGAGGGCTTCCGTGCTGGAGTTCTCCTCTTCGTATTCGTGAAAGGTCTCGATGAGTTCGATGACGTCGTAGTCGCCCTGAAAGGTCTGCGAGAGCGTGGCGTATGTCGGCGGCACTTTGTAGGTGCGGTAGTGGTTGGCGATGACCTCCTGCATCTTCTGGAAACTGCGGTCGGGAAGGTATTCCTTGCGCATGTTTTCGGCCACTATGCCGCACAGGGTGTCGTAGCGCAGAGAGGCGGCGTAGAGTTCGTAGAGGAACTCCGCCGACAGCGGATTTACAGCGGCTTCTCTCATGATTGGCTCCTCCTTTCTGCCTCCTTGCAGCGGAGCCGGTACAGTTCGGGATAACGGGCGGCGGTACGTTTGCGGCACGGCTCGATGCGGGCGCACTCCCCGCAGGCGGCGGAGAACGGCGACCACAGCAGGGTCGAAACGCCGCAGACGTAGTAGCCCACGGGGGTGTTCACCACCCGCCGCTTGGTCGCCTCTTCGTATGCAGGGTCGAGGAACCGCCACAAGGGATGTTCCCGCCGGTCTTTGAGCAGGAGCGGCAGTGTGTCACGGCTCAATCCGGTTTCCCCGAGCCAGCGGTCTTCGTAGTAGCGGCGCACCGGTGTCGTGGCGGCGAAGCGTTTCCGGGCTTTGGGACCGAAGGAGTGCGACGGCATCCAGCGGTGCGACAGGTATTCCGCATTGAAACGGCTGATGGCGTGCGCTTGGCAGATGCAGAAGTCCGCCAGTCGCTCGTCGGAAAGCGCTCCGCCGCCGTTGGCACGCAGGAGGTCCAGACAGTCCGACACCGCCCGAAGTCCAGACGCTCCGCCGGGAAAGCGGAACGCCGGGTCGATGAGCCGGCGCACCAGCATCTCGAACAATGCCGCCGCTCGGCGGGTCTTATCGTTTTTCTCCATCGGGCGTAATGAGTTTGCGCATTTGCTGTTTGGCAAGGAATATCCGGCTCTTCATCGTGTCCATGCTGCGGCTTTTCATGTTGCCGTTGCGGTACGAGATTTCGACGATCTCCTCTAATTTGTACCCCGCCTGCTGGAGCAGCAGGGCCTCCCGATAGATGGGCTTGAGCTGGTCGAGGGCGGCGAGGATGTCGTCGTTGTAGAATTCCCGGTAGTTGTCCATGCCCATGGCGTTGCCGTGCGTCTCGTCTTCATCGCTCAGCGACGGGGCAAGTTTGAAGACGTCCACGCTCTCCGCCACGGGCAGCCGGCCGTGACGGCGGTTCTGCTCCATGACGAATCGCTTGGTGACGATGTGTATCCAGTTAAGTATGCACCGCCGGGGGTCGTAGGTGGTGATGTACTTGAAGAAGTTCACCAGCACCTCGTTGTAGTTGTCCGCAATGTCTTCCTGCAAAAAGGTGTAGCGGATGCAGAGCCGGTACACCAAGTTCCGGTTGGGCAGGATGTAACGGTTGAACAGCTCGGTGCGCTGTTCGATGTCTTTTATCTCTTCTTCTGAAAGAGGTCTCTCTGATGGCTCCATAGGCGGACGGATTGAGGGGTCAATCTGATTCCCAATCTGTCAGCTCTATGTGCGTCAATACTGTAAATAGCGTTCATAATTTCTTAAATACGATGTTTGCGAATGTAGTAATGCCACAGGTGGCAGGCGTCGGCGGCGTTGTCGTCGGGCGGCTCGTAGCGGTATTTCTCCCGGCAGGCGCGGATCATCTGCTCCTTGCTCGCCCGACCGTCCCCCGTGGCGAATTTCTTCAGCGTGGCGGGGTTTACGAGCTCGGGCTCCGGCAGGTCCAATTCGTCGCAGACCTCCAGGAGGATGCCCCGCAGTTCCGAGAGGCGGCGCAGGTCGTAGAAGTGGCGGTTGACGGCAACGTCCTCGGCGACGATGCGGCTAATCCCGTAACGGCGGATGAAGGCGACCAGCATCACCCGGAACGCACCGTGCATCTTGTTGCCGTTGCGGCGCTTGGATTCGGTGAAGTTCCACGTACCGTTCTCGTGGGGACTGTAGTAGCCGGTCTTGGCCGCCACGTCCAATGCCAGCACCTGTTCCCGGGTGATGTTATCCGATGCGTGATTCTCCATTTTCCTTGACGATGACGAGTTTGTGTTCGTAACCTTCGGCGATGTTGCCGTGCGAGACGGCGAGTGCGGTGATGCCTAAACGGTTCAGCGCTCCGAACGTGCTGGCAAGGCCGCTTTCGTCCATGGCGTCGAGTATCTCGTCCAGCACCAGCAGGTCGAGGCCTTTGTCCGCCTCGCAGCCGCCGTTTACCAACCGTTGCATGGCGAGTATGGTGGCCAGATGCACACGGGCGGCTTCGCCCTGCGAGAATTTGCCGAATGAGCCGCAGTCTACACCGTCCCGCACGAGGCTGGCGGAGATTTTCTCCCGCAGCTTGCCTGTCTTGAGCAGCGTGAAACCGGAAAGGCGCAGGCGGATGTCGGAGCCGATGTTTTCTAAAAATTCGTTGGTGATGCGGTTCAAGGCTTCGATTTTCGTTCCGGCAAGGAAGGATTTGAACTGAACGAAACGCTCCTGCTGTTCCTGCAAGCGATGCAGCCGCCGTCCGATTTCCTCTTTGTGTGCCGCCGCTTCGCCGGATTTACGCCGAACCTCTTTCAGGGAGGCTTTGAGCGAACGTATCAGCTCCGTGGAGGAGGTGTTTTTCAACTCTTCGACGGTCTCTTCGAGCGTAGCGACGGCACTCTCGGCCGAACGGATCTCCTCGCCGATGCGCCGCACCTCCCGCTCGTTGCGGCGGCAGGCGTCGTCCACGAGGGCGAAGGCTTCGTCGAAGAGTTTGCGGCGGATACCGTCCAATTCGCCTTGCAGCCCGTCCAGCTCGGTCTCGATTTGCCGCTGGCGCTGCTGTATCCGCCTCAAACGGCTGTCGGCATCCCGCACGGCGCTTTCCGCGCGGGACAGTTCGTCGGCTATCGGGCCGTCCGCGGCAGCCAATGCCCGCTTGTCCCGGCGTATGCGGTCCTGCTGCGACTCTATTTGCTCGGTCTCGCCGTTCAGGCTGCGGATGTCCGTATCGACGGCTTGCAGCCGCTCCTGCTCTTGCCGCAGGTGGTCCCGACCGGCGGCGATGTCGAACGCCTCATCGGCAAGCAGGAATTCATGCCGGCAGGAGGGACAGCGGATGACGCCCGAAAGTTGCCCTTTCAACGCTTCGATGTGTCGAAGCAAGTCATGACGGGCGTGCCGTGCTTCGGACAGACGGGTATTGGCCGTGGCCAGCAAGCCGTCCAATTCCCGCAGGCGGCTGTCGTGTTGCCGGGCTTTTTGCCGGCTTTTCTCCCGCACGGCGTCGTAACGCTTTTGCAGTTCGTCCCGCCGACGGGCGAACTCGCCGAGCGACGCCTCCGTTTGAGAAGATTCCGACCGGACGGTTTCCAGCTCCCGTTTTACGCCGGAGAGTTTCTCCCGCTTGGTTTCCAGCACCGTATCCCAGTCCGTCAAACCGCCCAAACCGAGCTGCGAGAAGAGTTTCCGCACTTCGGCCGAACACACCTCTACCGCATCGTCGCCCTCTTCCGTCTGTTGCAGGACGGCGTCCGCCTGTTCGAGCCGGATTGCATGCTCCTGCAAGGCGGCGAGCGCCGTGTTTTTCTCCCGGATCAGGGCGTGCTTCGCCGCTACGGATTCCCGGATGGCGGCGATGCGCTCCTCACGGCTGCGGGCTTTCTCTTCGGCGGCTTGCTCTTCCCGCTGGATCTGCTCGGCGAGCATCTCGACCCGCCCGTCCAACCCGGCAAGGGCCAACGCCGCCTGCTGCAATGCGTTCTCCACCGGCAGGATATCTTCCGCCACTTTCTCGATGGCTCGGTCTACTAAGGAGGCGTTGGAGAAGCGGTTGATGATTTCTTTCTTCTGTGTGTCGGAGGCGGAAAGAAAGTCCTGGTATTTGTGTTTGGAGAGGATGAAGGTGTTGAACAGCTCCTCCCGTGTCAATCCCAACTTTTCAAGGATGTAGCGGTTGTAGGCGTCCACCGAGGGCTGCACGGCTTCGTCGGTCGTCACCGCCCGGCCGTTCCGCTCGATGCGGCATTCGACCGTCGAGGCGCCTTTGCGAGGGATACGCCGCTCGATGACGAAGGTCTCGGCGGCGGCATCGTTCCGCAGGCGCAAGTGCACCCGGCACTCGCCGGCGGCGTCGTTGATGATTTCTTCGCTGCGCACTTTGCGCAGCGGACTTCCGGTGATGCCTACGGCGATGGCTTCGATAAGGGCGGATTTGCCGCTGCCGTTGGAGCGCTGCGAGTCGTTGTCCCGGTTGTCGCCGAAGACGAGGGTCGTGACGCCCTGCCGGAGCGTGTAGTCCAGCGTGCGGAAAGCGCACAGGTTTTCCGCTTCGATATGTTCTAATTTCCACATGGTGTTCCGTCGATTTGAGATAGGTACATAAGCCCGTATTCGGGATCCTCGATGCTGCGGAGCGTGCAGAACTCCCGGTAGCTCTCGCTGATTTTCTGCCCGTCGTAACGCTCCGACAGGTCGCCGCCGGGCAGCGGCTCGGTCTCCGTCTCCTCGGCGTGCAGCTCCACTTTGGAGGCTCCGGCGTCGAACAACGCCCGCTTGTCGATGCTCGGCAGCTGGGACGCCCGGCCGTGCACCCGCACTTTGACTTTGTAGCGACCCTCGGCTCGGATTTCGGCCAGCTCGTCCGTCAAACGGATGCCGGCTTTCTCTACCGGTACGTCCATGACCCGGTAGCGGGTGTTGGCACGGTTTTTCACGAACTCGTGGCTGCCGTCGCTGTAGAGCACGGTGTAGCCCTTCTCTTCGTCTTCGCCGAAGTTGTGCTGGCGGCTCGAACCGATGTATTCGATGCGGGTGGCGGGGATGATGCAGCGGTTGTGGTAGTGGCCGACGAATACCCGGTCGAAATCCTCGAACAGATGCACGGGCAGTTCGTTGTCGGAGGGCTGCGACAAGGCGCCGTTGATGCCCTCGTGGATGTAGAGGTAGTTCAACCGGTCGGGGTCGAGGCGCACCTTGCCCAGTTTCTCCGGAAAGCTGCCGTTTTCGGGGAAGTAGGCGACCATGTGCAGGATGAACCGCTGCCCGTCGGGACACGGCAGGGCGATGTAGTCGTCCGCCACCAAGACGTTCGGATGCCGGTCGAAGATGTGGCAGTAGCCCCGTGTCGATTCGGGATTGACCTTGTCGTGGTTGCCGTTGATGATGGTGACACGCATGCCCCGCTCTGCGGCGAGCAGCAGGGCGTCATGCACGGCAAGCAGCACGTCGAGACTCTGGGCGGCACGGCTCAGGAAGAGGTCGCCGCCGAGGGCGATGTCCCGGACGTCCATACTCCGGCAGATGTCCAACGCCTCCCGCCAGTTGGCCGTGAATTCGGGTATGTTGTCTTTGGATACGTGTATGTCGTTGAGCAGCAACAGACACGGATATATCGTTTCCTTTTGCATAGGCGTGTGATATGGGAAAGGGAAGCGCGGCACGAAGCCGCTTCTTCCCTCAGGTGAATAACTCCAAGTGTCTGTTTATCTGCGTCGGCGACGGGGCTCCTCCTCGGCGGGCGGTGCGTCCGGCTCTTCCTCTTCGGTGGGTACGGGACCCTGCATGGCCTCCTCGATCATCTCCAGAAGGTCTTTGTTGGAGGTCGAACGGGTCACCCGGATTTGCAATCCCTCCTGCTCGATGTAGGCACGGATGAGTCCCCGCAGCTCCTGTCCCTGCTCGGTGCGGTCGCCTAACCCCTCGGCTTGCAGGCTCTCGAAACGGTCGAACAGGTCGTCGAGGGTGGCGGCGCCCGCCGCCGGGTTCTCTTTGTTGTCTTTGGTGCGCTTGTCGAACGAGAAGGAGCTGGTGTCCTCCTTGGGCAGGGCGGCCATGAGGGTCTCGACGGCCTCTTTCATTTCGTCGCCCTCCATAATGGACAGACCGTAGCGGACGTCGCACTGCTTGAGGTACTCGACGGTGGCCTCGGCCTGGTAGCGGGAGTAGCGGTAGATGATATCGGGAATGCGGGGTGCGGACATGAGGGCGGCGAGTTCCTCTTTGGTGAGGATGTCGGCGTCGCTCTCGTTGTCGATGTTCACGAGGTACTCGGTCTTCCCGCCGTTCTTTTTCTTCTCGATTTCCACCGGATAGGCGTCCCGTATCGATGAAACGGGACACGGATAGGACGGGTTCTTGGTGAGCTTTTTCTGCCAGAGCTTGAATTTGCGTTCGTCGAGCTCTTTGAACTGGCTGTGCGAGAGCGTGAGCAACTGCAACCCTTTGGCGCGTTCGTCGAGGTCGAGGACGTAGAGCGCATGGCTGTAAGTGTATTTGAGACCGCCGCCGAAGCTGCCGCCGCCGATTTTCTCGGCCAGTTTGTCGTCGCCCTGCGCTTTGGCGTCCGCTACGGCGGCTTTGCGGTAGCTGTCGATCAGGTCTAACGGGTAACCGGCATCCGTGGCTCTCGGCACGGTGACGTACAGGTAGGAAGCCTTGCCGCCCGTGGAGGGTTTCTCCAATTCGAGCAGAAGCTGGTGGACGGGAAATTCGTACCCCGGACGGGCAAGGACGCCGTCGGTGCTCGGGGCGATGGGCATGACACGCAGGCGGTAGACACCCAACTTGTCCATCCGGAAGAATTCGGTGCGGGCGAAGGCTTTGTTTTCCTCCTGCGCCCGCTGCTGCGCTTGGGCATAGGTCTCCTGTGAGGCGAGGAAAAGGTCCTCGACGGAAACCGTGCTCTCTCTGTCAAGATTTTCTTCTTGCATAGTGTTGAAAGTGATAAATGGAAAATGCCGAAGAATCTAACAATCGACGAGTGGCGGGTTCGGATGCACCGCCGCTCTTCAGTTTAGAAACTGGATGGAAAGCCGGACGTCTCCCGCCCGTTTATCACTTCCCCTGCAAGCCGCTCAGAACGAGCGGATTCAATTGAGTGTAGACAAAAGTAGCTTCATTCGGCGAATGGGCAAAATATCCGCTTGAATGTTTTTGAAAAAAGCGGATAACAGATTGTACCCTAACGGGTTGCGGAACGATGCAAATAATCGTATCAGGGTCGCCCGGCCGACTTGGCCTGCCACGGCAGCCGCAGCCGCTCCAACGGATAGAGACCCGACGTGTCTACTTTCGAGGCGTCTTCGAGCATCTGCCGCCGGATGGCGGCGATGAGCTTGCGGTTCCGGCCGATGAATTTCTCTAATTTGCGCCGCCGCATCTCGTCGTAGAACGGTTTCTTTTCCGGGGTCATCACGGTCGCCCGGCGGCAGTAGAGCCCGTCCCGCTCGTAGAGTTCTAAGTAACGCCGGAATTTGGGCTTTCGGAGCGACGGGTCTTTGGAGGCGGCACAGACGATGCGGATGAGCGGCAAGGGCGGCGCCCGGTGCCTGCCCGGCGGCAGGGATTGCATGATGAGCTGGAACACTTCCGGCACCTCGTATTTGAGGAAGAAGCCTAATTTGGTCTCCTCGAAGAGGTAGCGTTTATAGGTTCCCTTCGGTCTTCCGGACTTTCCGGGACGCTTTGCGGGGCTGCTCTCCGCCCTGCGGGTGAGCCTCGCGTTCCGGTGTTTCTTCGCTTGTGCCATGTTCTTCGGTGTTTACGGGTTCGACGGGTGCCGCCGCAACGGCTTGCGGGCGGCGGCGTTTTTCGCTGATGGCGGCACGACTGTTCAGGTCGCGCTGGATGTTGAGTTTTTTCATGCTATGTCATGTATGAGAAGTGGATGTTGATTTCCGTGTTGTACATGCCCCGCTCGTAGATGCGCATGTAACGGCTCTCGGCGTCGATGGTGAACGAGGAACCCCTGTTGTATTTGTGGTCGTCGTTCCAATGTGCCATGGTGGTGCGCAGTCCGTATTTGGGCGGAGAGATTTTGTTGGGAATGACGGCGACGATGCCGCCCTCGTTGCTGCCGTCCCGCCGGGCGGTGTTGATGCGCCCCTGGATGCAGACGATGCTGCCGATCTGCCGCACGAACAGCTTGCTGGTGTCGGTACCCGAACCGCTGTTGGCCATCTGGAGCCACCCCGTGTCGGGCAGCTTGGGCTGGTAGTCGGCGGCGTAGGCGGCACCGAGGGTTTTGCAGACCTGCTTCCGGGATTCCTCGCCGGCCAAGATCAGATCCGCCAGGATGCGGTCTTTGCGGAGGTAGTGTTCCGCGAGGTCTTTGCTGCCGGCAGCGGCCAGTTTGTCTCGGAGCAGCTGCTGCGCCTCGAAGGAGTTTCTGCCCTGACCGACCAAGTAGTCGATGTAGTCCTGGAAGAGTTGCGCCAGACGGCCGAAACGGCTGTCAGCCTCTTGTTTGGTGTGGACGCCGAGGTGGCCGGCAGCGGTCTGCCGCTCTTCATCGGTCAGACCGTCCAAAAGTCGCTCCGCCTTTTTGTCGAGTTCGGCGGCGACCTGTGCGGAGGTGACGTATCCGTCGCTCTGGGGCGTGTCGCCGGAGGCGAAGTTGCCGCTGGCGATGCCGTTGAGTTTGTCGTAGAGTGCCTGGGTGAAGTCTTTCGTGGAGAGTCCCTTGCCCTCGACGGCATCCACTTTCCGGTTTAAGCCTTCCGTTAAGGCTTGTTGGGTTGCGTAGGTCTTGGCGATGGAGATGCCGCCCACACGCAGTTCGCCCAACACGTCGACGAAGTTTTTGGGCATGAGGAAGATGCCGCCGGCGGAGTTCGAGACGAAGAATTCGGTGTTTTCTTCCGAGACATAACCGACAACGGCGGCATCGGCCGACTGTTTGTCGCACCAGCGGATGACTCCTCCGAATGCGGTGTCCGTCGAGGCGTGTTCCGTGTCGGAGAGCGTGATGCCCCGTGCGGCGTCAACGGCTAAGGAGGCGTGTACCGCCACCCGCTTGTCGGCACCGCTGACTTGCAGCAGCGGCAAGGCGCACCGCTTGCCGTCGTAGACCTCGAAGTTGCGGAAGTGAGCTGTGCCGTTCTGATAGCCCGTGTAGTTGATGCGTACAGCGGCGGAATCCCCCGATTCGGCAAAATTGACGATGTGGTTGCCGGAGAGATATAGCACCCCGATGCGGGCGGTCGTGGCAGACAGACCGGTTACACGGCAGGTGCTTTCGTAGAATGTGGCGGAGACGACCCCGCGACTCAGGATGCTGACCTCGCCGGTTGCGGCGTTCAACTGGATGGCACCCTTGACGGTCGAGCCCTGACAGACTTCGAGTTGCGCCATCCCTGCCGCAGGGAAATACCCCCGCAGGACGTAGTTGCCTGCGGCAGGCGCCACTAACAGCGAGTTGCGGCTCTCGATGCCTTTCTCCACGGCGAGCGTTCCGGTCAGCACAAGGTCTTTGCGGACGGTCTGCTGCACGAAGGGACTGTCTACCATCAGGGCGTAGCGGCCGATGAATTTGTCCGCCAGACGGGGCGCGTAATCCTCGGTCAGGCGGATGAACTGCGGCACGGCACCCGTGACGGGGTCGGCAGTGTCGGGAACGGCACCGCCGCCCGAGGCAAGGTAGCACGCCCGGCCCCGCTTGTTGACCTCGTTGGCGTAGGTGACCGATTCGTTGCGGTTGGTTTCGTAGATGTAGTACGGGTACGAGGCGTCGGCGCACCCCTCGAAGCGGCGCACTTTGCCGTTGAGCCACACGTAGCCGGGCGTGATGACGGCACCCTGGCACCGGCAGCCGGAGATGATGAAGTTGGAACACTCCTCGAACAGGCTGCTCAGGGCAAGGACCATGTCCTGCAAGTTGATGATGTCGTCGGCGTAGGTGTAACGGCCGCCGGGTTCGGCTATGAATTCTTTCATGTTGTCGTTGGATTGGGTTTGAGTTCTTCACCGTCGATTTTCACAAGGTAGGTCTTGCCTGCCGTGCGGTAGGTGTTCACGGCGTAGGAGAGCATGTAGACGAACTCCTGCGTGGGGATGGTAATGGGCGGCACGCAGACCATGAAGCTGACTTTTCCCGTCGCTTTCTCTTCCGCATGGAGGTAAAGCGGCCGGGGCTGTTCGTCCTCCCGGTCGGTCGCCACCTGCTCGCCGTCGTACCAGAGGGTGAACGGCCGGCCGGTCGTTGCGCTTTCGTGGTAGAGGTCTACGCCCAAAGACGTACTGTCGGCGATGCGGATGGCGTCGTTCGCATCTCGGAAGTAACGGCGGAAGCGGTAGTTGAGCCACCACTCGAACCACATGACCTGCGAGGTCATGCGGGCTTCGATCTGCCGCTCCCGGGCCCACGTGCAGAAGCGGTCGTTCAGGCTCTGCAACGGCCATACGAGGCTTTGCAGCAGAAGCAGGTAACGCCGCCCCGACAGGTAATGGGGCGTCAGCCGGTTGACGAGTTTGTCGGTCGGCAGGCGGTATCGGTTATTGTCCATCGACGCTGAGTTTTAAGGCTTGTCGGAAGTTCGGTATCGGCTCTTCGGCTCCCTTGCCGGAGGACTGGCGCAGGTACCCCGAAGCGGTGTGCCGCATCCGGGCAATGCGCTCCATGGGCAGCAGGGTGCCGTCGCTGTTGTGACAGGCCAGGAAGACGCCCTGCCGGGGCGTGGCATCCTCGTCGATCCACACGTCAGTGACGTGCTCGGCGGAACGGATGGCTTCCATGACTTTGGAGACGTAGACGACGGCGTTGAACTCGATGTTCATCATGTATTCTTTCAGCTTCTCCTCGATGTTGTCGAGCACTTCCGACTCGGAGACGGCGCCGTCCCAGAAGACGGAAAGGCGGGGAACTAACAGGTCGCCCGGCAGGGAAGTGACCTCTACACGAGTGCCGGCGAATTTGATTTTGCCCAGATAGGCTCTAATCTGCACCAGCTCGTCGGCGTCGATGGCGGAGAGGTCGCCTTTGTCGCCGGTGGCGACTTTCAGCACCAATTTGCTGTCGAGGTTCACGTCGTCGCTGCTCTCGTCGTAGGAGACCTGCGTGATGATGCGCTTGCTCTCGTCCACCGAGGCGTAGCCGAAAGCCAGACCGTCCTCGCGCACCGTCAGCTCGTCGCCTTTCTGGTACTGGAGCAAGGCACGGGCGTAGTAGTCCGGCGTGCCGTTGATGCGGCGGTTGATGGTCTCGGAGATGTCATAGGCGAAGACGTCGAGCAGGGTCTCGAAGCTGTGGATCATGGCCGCCACGACCCATGTGATGCCATTGAAGATCGAGAGCTTCGAGTCGCTGCGGAATTCCCGCAGCTCCAGCCGCCGGTTGCGCTCGGCAACCGCCTCGTCGTATATTTTTCGGATCGTTCTGCTCATCGTTTCAAGATTAGTTGGTGCCACCGGAGTGTTGGCCGCCACCGGGATGGGGAATTCGGTTCCGGCTCGGGTTCAGGTTCGGTAGTAGGTTGTGTCGGACGCTCGTAGCGGTAGGTCTTGTCGCCGATATGAATTACCCAGTCGCTCCCTTCGTTCCACGCCTCCTCGTGCGTCAGAAGCCAGACGGCTTCCATGCCCGTTGCAATTACATAGTTCAGCTCGCTGTCCCGCGCCGGCTCCCGGTATTCCCCGTAAGGGGCCGTCGTCAGCGTGATCTCCGCACTGCGGCGCCCGTAGTGACGTCTCACCAGCGCGATAAGGAAGGCATCGACCGCCGGGCGGCTTACCTCGGCACCCGACAGGTCGAGGGTCATCAACTCCCGGCACTCCGCCACGGGCAGCAGGCTGTCGCAGCTCAGGCGGCGGAGGTCCATCCGGAAGACTCCGTCCAGCAGTGGCAGGAAGTCCACCGGACAAGAGCCGCCGCAGAGCGAGAAACGCTCGCATGAAAGCGGGCCGGACAGACGGATACGCCGGGCACCGCTCTCGCTCAGGTCGAGGCTTCGGAGGGTGAAGTCCCCGTAGAGACGCACCCGGCGGGATTCGGTGACGGTGTTGTCGAAACGGTGGCTCAATGTCCGGACGGAAGCACCCAGCACGACGGTTTCCAACGGTGAGTTGTCGCCCCAGTCGATTTCGATGCGGCCGCTTCCCGAGAGCGCAAAGGCGGTGGTCGGCTGCGTGGCGTCCACCGTGAACCACAACCGGCGGACGCCCGTCGGGTATTTGGGATAGACGCTCCGCTCGCCGCCGGCAGGAACGATGTTTTCACGGCGGTATTTGGCGACGACGTCGGCGTCGATGACGAAGCCGTCGGTGTAGACGAGCGTGTCTCCGCTACGAAGCGTGTCGGCAAGCGACAATGTAGGATTGCAGATGAGCAAATCGACGATGCCCTCCACCGAACCGGTCAGGTGCAGGGCGACGTCGTACAAGTTCTGTCCCTCGGTAACGGTGTATCTACCCATTGTGCTCCTCCTTTTCTTGGGTTTCCAGCAAAAGTTCTCCCGTCACGGAATCCATGTAGGCGTTGATGATGACCATGTTGTCGCCCCGGAATTCGGATTGCAGCCGGGCAGCGAGGTTGTTGTTCTCGAAGTTGCCGTGCAGGAAGTCGATCAGACCGACACCCGTCGTGGGATGCTGGTAGAGGTTGCCGGGCATGGCCTTGAGCAGGAATACTTCGTTCTGGTATTTCGCCGCACCGATTTCCAAGTCGGTGGCATGACCGGAGAAGAGGACGAGATGCCCCTCCTGCATGACCAACTGGTAACACCCTTCGTCGTTGACGGTTTCGTATTCGGAGAGGCGGATGACTCGCATCGCCCCCTCGCTGTCCTGCACCAATACCGGAAACCACACGCCGTTGTCCGTGGGATTGACGACGTATTCGGGATGGCCCGTGCCGTTGTCGAGGCGAAGACGCACCGACAGCTCTTTGTAGAGCGGCGTGTAAGGAATCCGCACCGGTATGCCCTGTCCGTGGCGGCGCACGGCGAAGTCCGCAGAGACGGTGATCTCCCCGCGCACCCGCTGCCCGTCCTGCTCCGCCAGCAGGCGGAACGGATGGAATGCCCGGCCCGATAAGCCGGTCGTGGTAACCACCTCGCCCAACGGGGCGTTCATCGTAATGTCCGTGCGTGCCATGATTGCTGTTCAGGTATGGAAAGAGGCTGCCCGAAGACAGCCTTTTCTTTGGGTTCGGGATGTCCGGCTATGCAACGGCGGCATCGTAGATTTTCTCCACCACCGCCCACATGTCGTCCGGCAGTTTCTCGTCCGAGATTTTCTCGCACGCCTGTTTCAGGTAGGCCAGCTCGTCGCTCCCGAAGTCGACGGACAGCGGCGTGTCTTTCTCCACGTCCCACTCGATGCGGCCGGTTTCCGTGTTCTCGTGCAGACCGACCGCCTCGCGCTCCGTGGCGGAGATTTCGATTTTGCGCAGGATTTCTTTCTTGGTGTTGAACTCCTTGAACGTACCCTCTTTGGGCAGGATGACCGGAATGTAAAGCCGGTCTTTGATGTTTAATTCCATATCGCTGTTGATTGAGTTTTCGTATTATGCGTTGTCCGTGTTTTCGGACGCTACATCGGCCTGAATCCGGCTCAGGAACGATTCGAAGTCGGCCATCAGCCCCGCAATGGCGGCCTCCCGGGGCAGGGAACAGAAGACCTGTCCGTTTTCGTAGGTGATGGTGCCGATGAAGACCGGAGCCGTGTCGCTGTCGGGGCGGCTCTCCGGCGTGTAAAGGGTGGCGACGATGCGCTCCAGCGTGCCGTCCGTCAGCGTGTAGTCTAAGTTGTACAGGGCTCGCTCGTTGCGCTCCTGTGCGGTCTTGGTGGTGGTGATGCGGATGATGTCCATAAGCGTTTTGTATAAGAATAGCGGCTCACGCCCCCGATGGTTTGTTAATGGTCCCAGTTATTGGTGCTGATGACCATGAAATTGAACGACCCGTCGTTGCGGGAGGCGTCGTCCTGCGTGTAGATGTCGAAGTAGTAGGAGTATGTCGCCTTGACGGTCGGATAGATGGGCGTGTCCTCGGCCGTGGAATAGATGCCCGTCGCCACGACCATGTATTTGCCGGCAAGACCCCATGCCGACGGCAGGTAGACCCGATACTGTCCCTTGCCCAAGCGACTGACGGAAACGCCCGTCGAACCGTCGAAGGTGTTGTAGCGTATCGAGGCGCTGGAGGTGGTACCCGTCACGATGCCCGAGGCGAGCACCTGCAAGAATTTCCCGTAGCGGCCCGTGGTCATCAGGTCCCGGCGGTTGAGTACGATCCAACCGAAAAAGGTGGTGTCGTCCCCGTAGCCGATCATCTCGATGACCTCCCGGGAGAATTTGAGCGTCGATTTTGAAATGCCGTCCTCGAAGAAGTATTTGCCGCTGGGGGCGGAAATGGTCATGTAGCCGGTCGATATGGTCGAACCCCATTTGTAGTTCACTAAACAGATTCGACGTCCGGAGTTTTCCAGCGTCCATTGCAGGTTGATGTTTTCGCTCCAGCCGCCCGACTGCGTGCAGACCACGTTGTCGTAATGCACGGGGTCGGTCTGCACCTCGCTGGGCGTACCGCCGCCGACTACGACCCAGATGGAGGGGTCGTTCCTGACGAAGGCGCTGCGGATGGTGCCCTGAATGGTGACGTCTTTGAATTTGCCGCCCTGGGCGATGATGTTGCCGGCAGCGTCCCACTTGAATTTGCCGTTGGCGACCTGCCCCGAGCCGTCGTTGTAGAAGATGCTTTTGCCCGACCCGAAGGTGGCGGAACCGTCGTTGTTGAGCCGCCAGCGGCTGCCGTTGACGATGGAGCCGTCGGCACCGAGGGAGACGTTGTTTTTCCAGATGCTGGCGTGGTCGAACGCCCAGCCGGCAATGCGGTTGTAAATCTCCTTGCCTCCCGATTTCGTGTAGTTGGCCGAAAGACAGAAGTATTCCACGTTGTCCCACGTCATCATCTGGATGCCTAAGAAACCCGTCTTGACCGTGCTGCCCGAAGCGGCGACCTGACCGAACACGATGTGTCCGGCGTTGCTGTTTTGGCACCAGGTCATCGTAATGCCTAACGGTTTGTAGCCACCGGTGTACCAGTAACCCGAACCGCTGGAGGCGGAACGGATCTGGATGGGCGTAGCGCCGACAGCACCGATGCTACCGACCGTCATGTTGTCGCTGCCGATAGTGAACCCGCCAATTTTACCCCGCACGAAGGTGCAAGTCAGACCGTTGATGTAGTCCGTGTTGATGATGTTGGCCTTGAGGCTGGCGGCGTCGAGCTTCGAGGCGCTGATGCTGCCGGCGGCAAGACGGTCGGCACTGAGCGTTCCCGTGCGGATGCTGCCCGCATCGATGCTCACGGCATTGACCTGCGCCGCCGTCAGCGTGCCGGTGTAGATGCCGTTGGCATCGATAGTGGTCGTGTACCGCTCCGACGAGGTGATGTCGAAAACGGTAGCGTAAGCCAGTTGCCAGACAACCGGAGCATCGGTCGTGGCGGCGGCACCGCCCGACAAGTAGAAATAGTTGGTGGTAGCGAACGAAGCGGTACCGCACTCCACTTTGTAGATGTACTCGCACCAGTTACCCGTACCGGCGGTCGAGGTCAACCATTTGCTGGTACCACCAGTGCCAATGCTATTGGATGCCCACGCAATCTGACGTCCAACCGGAATCCTGGCGATGAGACGGACAATAAATATCTTCTTGTAACCGGTCATGGTGCTGAATGTGAAGCCGCCGAAACCGGGCGTGGCGCTGCCTGTGGTCTTGACTTCCAATACATAGCCGCTGTCGTTGGGTGCCGAAGCCGTTATGCGTGAGACGGTGACCGTCCCGTTGCCAGCGTTGTTGTAAGCAGTAATGCCGTTGGTGCCGTTGCGGAAAGTCGGGTCTCGGTTCAGCATCTTACCGAAAGCCATCGCCCGAGCCAGTTCTTTGGCGGCATCGGATTTGGTCGTGGCGTCCGCTGCCGCCGTATTCACGGCTTCCGCCTTTTTCGTGTCCGCATACGCTTTGGCAGAGGCAAGAGCCGAATTGGCGGCATTGGTCCAGTTCAACGACACCGAAGCCCCGAAAGCGACGTTCCCCGCCGCATCCCACGAGATGTTACCCGAAGCGAGGCTGCCGGAGCCGTCGTTGTTGAGTTTCCACTTGGCGGCATTGGCGATGGATCCGTCCGCACCCAACGCAACGTTGTTTTTGTAGATGCGGGACGTGTCGATGCTCCAACCGGCAATCTGGTTGCCAGAGCCGAATCGGGCAAGACAGTTGCCGGCGGCATCCGTGGCGTAGAATCCGAAGTCCGTGTCGGAGCTGTAGTAGAGCTGCACCCGCTTGCCGCTCACGGCACCCGAGTTCGCACCGTACACGACCACCCGCTTGTTGCCGCTGTCCAATAGGATATGGCTGTTCGAGAGCGTCGTCGCCCCGATGTTCCAGCCGCCGATGGTGCCCCGGACGAAGGCGCACGTCAGACCGTTGATGTAGGCGGCGTTGATGATGTCCGAACGGATTTCGGCGGCATTCAGCCGGGCGGTATCGATGGTGCCGGCGGTAATCTGCGAGGCATTGATATGAATGGCACTGACGGTGTCGGCGGACAACTGTCCCGTGAAGATGCCGTTCCCGTCGATGTAGGTCAGCTTGTTCGACCAGCCCTCCGTGGCAGCTTTCGACGTGATGGCGTCCGCTACGGCACGGGCGTCCGTGCCGGCTTTCTTGGCGTCGGCAATGGAGGCGTTCAGCGTGGCGGTCAACGTGGAGATTTTACCGTCCGCATCTTTGCCGGCCTGCGTAATGGCTTCGGCTTTCTTCGTGTCGGCGTAGTTCTTGGCGGCCCCTAATGCCGTATCCGCCTTGCTTTGGGCTGTAGCAGCGGCACTGTCGATGGCTTCGCTTTTCTTGGTGTCGGCATAGCTCTTGGCAGTGCCCAATGCCGCATCCGCTTTACTCTGTGCAGTGGCGGCAGCGGCATTCAGGGTTTCGGTTTTAGCAGCGTCGATGGCGGAAGTCCAGTTCAGACTGACCCCTGCGCCGAACGAGATTTTTCCCATGGCGGCGTCGTAACGGACGAACTGGTCGCCGTAACCTAACTGAATGTTGCCGCCGTTGTCCAACAGGAAGGTTTTGTATCCGTCCCTGAATCCGCAGATGCCGTCCACGGTTTCGGTGACGATGCCGCCCGAAGCGGTTTTCGTACTCAGGGCGAAACGACCGATGGCGGTACCCGTGACGGTGCCGTCCGCATTTTTGACGCCGGCGAACAGTTTGGGTGTGATGAGGGTCGTGGAGCCGATTTGGGTGCGGTTGTTGTTCCAATCCTGAATCCAGTCCAACTCGACGTCGTTTTTTCCTGCCGCTCCGGCACGTACAATCGACCATGCGAAAGGCACGGAGAAAGAGACACCGTCTACCGTTATGGGAAAGTACACGGAACCGGATTCGGCAAGTGTCGAGGTATCGCTCCGAACGGTGACGGCGATACCGGTTTTGTTGGCGTTGAACGAGAACTCCATGCCGGAGATTTGCGGCAGTTCGCCTACGACGGCTGTTTGCGCCTGACGCCCTTTGAAAGCGTGGAAACGGATGTCGAAACGATGGTCGGCGGTGATACGGCCCTCGCTGTCGGCAGGGAAAAGGCGGCTCGGCGTGTCGGAATAGACGCTGTAGCCGTCCTCGCCGGACAGGTTATGCCGGGCTTCTTCGTCCAAGTTGTCCCACTGGAGCTTGACGTTTTCCGAAAAGGTGACGGCGCTGTCGTCCCACCGGATGGCTCCGCCGGAGAAGTAGCCGCTGCCGTCGGGATTGATGACGAACGAGTTGTTGCCGGCACGGATGGAACCGTCCGCCTCCAATCGCAGCAACGGGTGCTGGATGGTACCGCCCACGCCGCCCCGGCAGAACCATGCACCGTATTCGTCGGTTTCGTTCAGAGTGTCGTCCGTGGGCTGGTACAAGGTCGGCACGTCTCCTTTTTCCAGCTGCGGCGCACTGAAGAACCAGGGTGTCCGGCTTCCGTTACGGAAATCGATGCGCAGGTCTTCGCCGGGAATGTGTTCGATGTCGAAAGAGAGGTGTACCCGCTGCCATGTCCGGGGTGCATCGAAAACGGCAAGCTCTTTTTCGCCCCGCAGAATCGTGAGCGACAGACCTTGCTTGTACGTACAGTAGCACCAGAACGAGAGGCAGTAACGCTCCCCGGCGTGTTTCTGACACCAGGCCTCGGTCTGGCAGAGCAGGGTGCCGCCGAAAACGGCTATCAGTGCATTTTTGCCGATGCCGGCGGGCGGATTGTTCGACAAACGGACGACCGTGGTGGTGAAGTTGCAGTTCAGGGAATTGAGGATGCAGTTCTTGTGGATGCGCCCGGCGTAGAAGGTGCTGCCGAAGCCCCGTTCGTCACCGGCGGTGAGCGTTCCGGCGACGTTCACGTCACGGGTGGCATAAAGCCGCTGGAAGTAGGCGCCGTAGCCTTGCAGCAGACCGAACAGCGGATCGGCGATGCCCGTGATTTTGCCGATGCGGATTTTGGAGGCATCGGCGAAAGCGGAAAGGTGCTCCAGCAGGCAGACATTGAGGTCGGCGATTTCGCACCAGTCGCCGGCGGCAAGATGCCCCGCAAGGTCGAAAGCCAGCACACGGGCGTATTCTGCGGGAAAGTCCACCGTAATCAGGCTCAACCGGTATTGCCACCCGGTCGTGACGGCCACCGTGTCCTGCCCGTCTGCCTCCGTACCGTCGGCGTATCCGAAGCGCAGCGGCACGGCGGACAAGGCTTTGGAGGCACGGATGCGGAACGAGATGACCAAACGCTGGGGATGCGAGACGGACGGGGCGAACGGAATCTGCAAGCCGCCGGCAGCGCTCGTCGAGCCGGCGGAACGGGTAATCCGGATAATCCGGTTGACAGGGCCGTCCGAGGGGGTGTAACGATAGGACCACGATTCGTTGTCGCTGCACCCGAATGCGGCAAGGGAGGCGGGACGGCACAAGGAACGCTCCGTACCCATGCCGTCGATGACGTCTAAATACGGGGCTTCTTCGTCCGAGGCGGTCAGGTACAAGGCGCCGCTGCGCCGTTCGTCCGTCAGGCTCGTGAGCCGCACGAAGTCCAGCAGCTCCCCGTCACGGGGCTCGTCGCCCTCGATGAGCGCACCGATGAAGTACGGCGAAGAGGCCTCTTTGCCGTCGGGCAGCTGCAAGGAATCTTCGCCCGTGGCAAGCACGACCATCAGACTGTAAAAGGTTCGGGTGCCGTCCGCATACTGGCGGCGCACGACATCGCCGGCGTGCAGCCCCTGCCGCTTACCGGAGTCGGGGGCGATGCGTATCTTGAAACGGGCGTATTCGTATTTTGCCATAAGTCGATTTACAGTTTTTCGACGCTGTCCCCCGAGCAGGTGTCGCTGATCCATAAGGCTCCGTTGGTAGCGGAGGAACGCTGCACCTCCAACTCGTACACCCGCATCCGCTTCCGGATGGTCAACTCGTCGAAGGTGGCGGAGACGGTGCCCGTCGTGCGGCTGCACAGGACAGCCCAGCCCGTACCGGCCATGCCCGACGTGAAGCGTTCGGAACTCAGGCTGCCGTCGAAGTAGGCGTTGCCGCCGTGACGGATGCCGTCTGTTACCTGCGTCAGAGAGAGTACGTCGCTAAAGAATAGCCCGTCGGCCGTCAGACGGGTGTACGACCCGTCGATGCCGATGTGTCCCGTCACCTCCACAGGATTCAGCGTGACGATGAAGTCGCCGAAGGTGGCGATTTGCAGGGAGTTCGAAGTGCGGTTCTGCGGTGCGTAGCGACTGGTGGAGGGCGCATGGGACAGCAGGGTCGCCATGAGCTCGTAGGCTCCGCCGGGGACATGGGTGTGGTCGCTGAAGGAGGCGAAGGCGAGCCTGTGGTTGTCGCCGTACAGGTAACAACCGTCCTTGCCGCCGAAACGCAGCAGTTTGTGGATGACGATGCCCTCGTCTTCGCTGTCTGTTCGATACGAGGAGAGCAGGTCGCCGCCGTAGTTGTGGCGCACGCACAAGGAGTCTGGAAAATAGGCCGCACCGTATGGGGTGAGCAGGACGTGTTCCCCGTCAATGTCCGTCAGGTTGGACATCAGCCGGATTTTGGCGGTGTGGCCGCCGCCCACGAGCAGGTCGCCGTCCGCACCCTCCAACCGGACATCGTTCGCCCCGGAGCCTTTGAGGACGGTCACGCCGCCGATTCGCACACCGCAACCGGCGGAAAAGGCAAGGTCGCTCAGGCACGAGACGCCATCACCGAGAACGGAGAAGAGCATCCGTCCCCCGTCGCCCAACTCCACGCCCTGCAAGGCTCGCAGCCGACCGGAAAGCGAGGCGGCACCCGACACCGTGAGGGAACCGGCGACAGCAGCGTCGTGCATCGACCAGTCCACGGTGGAGAGGTTGGCGTTGCCGCCGTGATAGACCTCCCGGCCGTGCAGGAGCAGGCTGTTCGGCGTCAGGAGCAGACCGGCGGATTGGGTCTCGCCCAGCAGGATGCTCCCGGTCAGGGAAAGGGCGGCATCGGCGAAATCGACCCGCTGCCCCTGAAAATGGATGCTACCGGTCGCCGCATCGCACCGCAGAGGCTGCATGCCGTCCAGGAACAGACGGCTGCCGCCGATATGTACGTCGCCGGTCAGGCGGATACCGTAGGTGTAGCCGGTGAGGTTGCCTTCATCGTCGGTTTGCGGGATACGGAAGGTTTCCAACAGCCGGCGGTTGTCGAGACCGGCAGCGAAACCGTAGTTGGCGGACAACATCCCCTGCATGTCGCCGCCGCTCTTGGGCAGGTAGCCGACCCAGCCCCCGCTTTCACCGCCCTCGCCGGAAACACCGCCCGAAATGGCCTCGGCAAACCCGTAAGCCGTGTTGTGCAGACGAATCGACGTGTCGTCGCCCTCCTCGATGCCGTAGGGATTCTCTTCGCTCTTACGCTCCTGAGCGTTGAAGAAGGTCTGGTATAACTGGCGGTAGATGCTGTAGCAGAGGCTCTGCGTGTCGAGGCGGCCGATGCCGGGATGAAGTTGTACGCTCATTTCGTATAACTGGTCTTGGAGAGGAATTTCTGGATGCGGGAGGTCAGCGAGAGGAAGTTGGGAAAGTTGAGCGGCTGCATGGTCCCCATCAGCGTCGGGGTCATGATTTTCGAGCACTCGGTCAGAAAGTCTAACATGATCTGCGCCAGCTCGTTACCCAGCACGAGCGGCTCGGTGGCATTCTCGTCGCCGAGCGTTACCTTGTTGTCCGCGATGGCAACGGTCGTGGAGTTGACTTTCTGCACGATTTTGTCGGCGGTCTGTTTCACCTCCGACTTATCGACGGTCGAGGTGATGGTTTCCGCTTCCTGCACGACCGACGACTCTTTGCCGCCGTCGTTTTTGACCGTCGAAGCAATACCAGCAGCGGAATAGGTCGTGTGCGCCTCATTGCCCGTCGGCTCCAACTCGTCGTAGTCCGGCGAGGAGTCGCTGTCGGGATCGAGCGGCTCGGTTTCGGTGATGCCGATACTGATTTCCGAGTGGGCGTCCAGCCGGAGCGTCTCCGCATGGGAGTAGTTGACCACATAGGCATGGTGGGTGGCGGCATCGAGTACGATGGTCACCTCCGAGAAGAGGGTCGGCACGATGAGTATGCCGCCCTCGTTGTTCCGGGCAGCGGCGAGCAGTACGCCCTTGTGGATGACGCACCCCGCCGAGGCCGTCTCGTTGGGATATTCGCCCACGTCGACCGTACCGCCATAGTCCGCCCACTCTTCGTCGCCGGGGTCGTCGTGTATCTTGGCGACATACCCGTGTATCAGACGAGCGGTACCAACCCCGCCCATGCCGCCCGGAGCCATCTCGATACGCTCGATGCTCCGCCCCAGCGCAATCTTCCGGATCGCCTCCTGTATCATCCGCCGGTTGTTGTCGGCTGTGTTATGCTTTGTTTCCATACGTCTTGTTCGTTCCTTTGATTTTATGCGGTATCGTAATCTTCTGCCGGTAGCCTCCCGTCCCGAAGGTGGTCGTCACCTCCTCGACGATGTAGACCCCGTTCTTGGCGGGGTTGCGGTTGTCGATAAGCTCCACCTGACACGCCGGATATAGCCCGAAATCCCCGAAAAGGGTCACCGAGCCGCTGATGCCGTTCAGGTTGTAGCTTCTGAAATACTCAATGGCCTCCTCGACGAGTTTGTCGGAGTTGATTTTCATGTTCGGCGACATGTAAGGCACGATGGTGTAAGTCGAAAGATCGGCTTTCGTGCGGGTCTGCGCTCCGGCCGCCGTGGTGTTGCCCGTCACTTTGTGGGTCTTCTTACTGATTTGCGTGGCGTTGATGGTCTGGAACTCCTTGCTGCCGGCAACCGCCGGATCGTAGTCGGGATTCAGGCGTACCGTTACCTCGAAGAATTTCTCGTCCAAGCCCAACGCCTTGGCCTGCACGGCAAGGAATTTCGGGTCGGTTTTCAGGACTTTGAGATTCGAGGCGGCAACGTGCGTGTCGAAACGGATCTGAAAGGGGCCGCCTGCCGTGTCCTGCGGAAATTCGGGCTGCCCCTTAACGGAGGAATATGGCCGCCCGACGGCGATGGCAGGCATCTGGTCGGGACTGTTCTCGTCGTATTTCAGGAAGCAGTAGATGCGGTAACGGCTCCATGCCGAGAGGATGTCGGCAACGGTGAAGTTGTCCGTGATTTTGACTTTGCCGATTTGGATGTCGAAACGCTTGGTTTCGGAGTGCAGCTTGAATCCGGTATCTTTCAGGATGTTGTATTTACCCTCCATCACATCGTTCACGCTCGTACCAGAAGCCGGCGTCTCGAATTTCGGAGCCTGCTTCAACTTGAGTTTGTAGGCCATGTTCTCGCATTTCAACTCGAAGCTGCTCTCGGCGTTGTAGCCCGTGATGTAGCCGTCGAACATGGTGCGCAACACGCCGTTGTACCCCAGACGGATGCGGATGCGCTGCCCGGTTTTGAAGGTGGCGGCGTCCATCGCCGAGTAGGTGGAACGCTTTTCGATGAGCACGCCGTCCTGCATGACCTCGGTCGTGATGCGGGTGGCATCCTTGCCTTCGAGGGTCGCCGTGCCGACGATGGTGCTGCGGAAGACCGTCCCTTTCGGGAATCGCACGGTCGCCGTGCCGATGAGCTTTTTGTAAGTTTCGACGATTTCCACCTCCTGCACTTCCGTGAGGACGATGGGGTTCTGGATTGCCATCGGATTGCCGGGGTCGGGGTCGCCGACGGTAATCCGGCAACAGAGAACGTCGAGCGGTGCTATAGCCATAGGTTGTTGAGTTTGAGAATGGAGGTCGGGTCGATGACGTCGGTGCCGAACCGCACCCACTTGATCCATTTGTTCGTGTGTTCGATGGCCTCGTCCACCACTTCGGCGTCTTTGGCAATCAGCTCCACCGCCTCGGAGGGCTCGACGGCGACGCATTGCAGCGTGTAGGGCTGGACGTTGCGGTACTCGGCGGCAGGCAGCGTGTAGCTCAGGATGATGAGCTGCGAGATTTTCAGCTGCCGCAGGATGGTGTTGTCGCAGTCGATGACGCCCTTGTACTGGACGATTTTCAGGAATTTCGACAGCTCCGCCTCCGGGTAGACGTCGGGGTATTTGCTGGTAATCCGACCGCTTACGGTGAATTCCAGGTCGCCGCCCGAGATGAACTCCTTGCGGGTGTAGTCGCGCCCCTGCACAGTGGTCAGCACGATGTTGTTCTTGCTCGACAACTGTACCTGCGGACCCAGATCGACGAAGGTGACTAACCCGTATTTGCTGTTGGGCTCCACCTGGCCGCTCTCCCGGTCGTAGTAGCTTCCCTCGCCGCTGATTTTGAGTTCGAGGTAATCCGCCACCGTGCGGCCGACGATGCTGTCGGTGTAGTTTTTCTTTTCGGCGACGGCCTGCTGTTCCTGAATCAGCTGGTAGTATTGCCCCGATTTGTTGACGAGGGCGCTCTGCGACTGGGTTTCGAGGTATTTGTCCCGCTCTTTTTGCTCCCAGTATTTGATGTAGCGGGGATACGAGCGCAGCATGCCGTAGGCGGTCTGGCAGGCGAACTGGACAAGGGCTCGTTTGAGGATGTCGCTGTTTTTGGAGAAGTAATGCACGGTGCCGTCCTGGAACTCGGCGAGCCCCATGCCGATGGCACGGCGGGCGGCGTCGCTGATGTAGCCGCCCAACCCGCCGTGCGAGAGCAGCCCGCCGCTGAGGAGCGTCGAGGCGCCGATGTTGAGTAGTCTGCTTCCGAATAGGTTTTTCATGTTGCTGTATCGTTGTTTAACCGTTCCACGAGGCGTCGAAGTCGTGCACGACGTCGATGAGCGCCTGCGCCATCTGTTCTTTGAAGTGCTGGATTTCGGCGGTCTGACCTTCAGGCGATTTCATCAAATCGATGGTCTCCACGCTCATCAGGTTGGTGATGTTGACGATGACCTGCTTCGGGGCGGCCGACGATAACCGCCCTGTTCCGGAGTAGTTGCCGCCCGCTCCGCCGTCGTCCTCGCCCGTGATACCCGTGATGCGGTTGGCATTGAACGGTGAGGTGTCGTTGGAGTCGGGCTCGTTGGAATAGAGGGCGGCGGAAAAGCCGGCTTTGCGGAGGATGTTTTCCGCCGCCTCCGACGAACCGCCGAAGACCTGCCGGAGCGTTCCGGAGAGATTGACCAACAGGTGGTGGATGCGCTGACGGCCGGCAAGCAGCTCCTGACGCTCTTTGTCGGTAGCCTGTGCACCCAATGCTTTCTGTACCCACACGCCGTCTTTGTTCTGCATGAAGCCGCCCCGGATGAGTTCACCGTAATCGAATCCGGCTTTTTCAATCAGGGCACGGGCACCGGCGGCGCTTTCGATGGCGTCGAGGTAGCCCTGCGCCGCCGTGGTGATGTGCCGGACGGTGGTCGTGTTCTGATAGGCGGCATAGTCGGGCGTGTAGGAGGCCGCAATCTCCGGCAGGCCGCCGAGTGCATCGGTATAGGCAACTTTACCATTACGCTCGAACCAAAAGGGCTTGTCCAATCCGAGCTTTTGTGCCGCTTCCGCCGCCGTGACCGCCTGCTGGCCGTATTTGAGGGCGATGTTGCTGATGAAGGCACGGACCTCCAACGGGTCGGACATTTTGCCGAATTCGGCATAGGCGGCGTTGACCCTCGACTGGCTGTCCCGACGGGCGATGGCGTTGATGGCCTCCCGACTATCGTCTTGCCGGGCATCTTCCGGACTATACACATCGTCTATCGTAATCATTCCTTCCGATGCACCCACAGCAAAACTTCCGGCCCAACCACTCCACCAGTTTTTCGTAAAAGCCCCGATTTTATGGCCGCTGCTCTCCTCGATGGTTTTGCCGGTGGTCAGGTCGTCCACCGCTTTCTTGGTGTCGATGGCCTGCCGGTAGGTTTTGTTCAGGGCGGCGTAAAGGTCTTCGATGACCGGATAGCGGTATTTCTCGTTGGCGGTGATGTCCGCCAATACGGCGTCTTTGGCTTTCTTGATTTGCCAGGTCTTGTAGGCCACCCAGCCAAGCGCACCCACCAAGGCGGCAATGCCGGCCGTGGCGGCGACGGCTCCCGTACCGATGGCGCTCAACGAACCGGCGGCACCGACCAGACCGCCGCCCGTGGCGACCTGCGAGGAGAAGAGCGAGGAGAACCCGGCACGGGCGGCGAAAGAACCCGCTCCGCCTTGCAGCAAGGCTCGGCTCATGGCCCCCTTGCCGCTCACACCGGCAGCCTGCAAGGCGGTGACCAATGCCCGCTTGTTGCCGAAGGACAATGCCTTGATGCTTCGGGCGCTGCCAAGACCGGTCAGACCGGAGACCAGTTCGACGATGGAGTTGCCGGCGGCCTGTTTGCCGATGAAGCCGACCGCCACGCCGACGTTGGTCAGGGCACCGGCGAGCTTGAAGAGTTTCGTGGCGACGAAACCCGTGAATAGCATCGGCTCGATCCAGTAGAAGTTGCGGGTCATCCACGAGGCGAAGTTGCCCAGCACGGAGAGCAGGTTCAACACGCCCTGCCCGATGGAGGCGAGACCGCGGGCGAACTCCCGCGAGTTGAATTTGGCGAGGAATTCTTTCAAGGTGCTGCGGATGACCGGCTCGATGAGTTCGTACCCCTGCATGAAGGATTCCGTGAGCTGGGAGGTCATCTGGTACCACAAGCCTTTGGTGGTGTCCTGCTTGACCTGCGCCAGCTCGGTGGAGATGCCCTGCGAGGCACGGTTCTGCGAGGCGAGCGTGCGCAGCTGCCCGTAGTTGCTGACGAACATCATGGCGGCGTTACCTCCGATTTTGCCGAAGATGGTCTGCATGTCGGCCATCGTAGCCCCTTTTTTGTTCAGATCTTCGAAGATGTCGGCCAAAGGACGCAGCTTCTCCACCTGCTTGCCGTAGATGTCTTCCATGCGGGTGAATTTCACACCCAGACGATCCAACGCCTCCTGCGCCTGCTTGGTAGGCTTGGCGAAACGGGTGGCCATGGCTCGCAATGCCGTACCGGCCATCGTTCCCTTGATACCCATGTTGCCGAGCACACCGATGGCGGCGGAGGCTTCCGTGAAGTCGACGCCCGACAGCCGCAGGTAACCGGACGCCATCTTGAACGACTCGGCCATCTCGATGATGTTCACGTTGGAACGGGAGACGGTGGAGGCGAGAATGTCGGCGACCGAGCTCATGCTGGTGTTCTTGATGTTGTAGCCGGTCTGGATGTTGGTCGCTAAGTCGGCGATCTGTGAGATGTCGTTGTCGCCGATGAGCGCAAGGTTGGTAATCGGACGGATGGACTCGTTGATGGTTTCGATGCCCATGCCGGCCATACTCAGGTATTTGACGGCTCCCGCCACCTCGATGGCGGTGAACTTGGTCTCGACGCCGATGCGCCGGACGTAGCGGGCCATGCGGTCGAAACGCCCCTCGAAGGTCGCCAGGTCACTGTCGGCAACACGAAGAATCGAGTGCGCCGACTGCATGATGTTGGCGTATTCGACCGCTTCGGTAAGCTCCGTGCGCAGGAAGTTGTAGGCCATATAAGCGTTCAGCATCCCCGCCATCGGCAGGTTGCGCCACGACGGGGCTTTGGAGTACTGGATGCGGTTGATGGCCGCACGGCGCTTGTTCCCGTAGACGGTGTCGTTGAACGCCGCCTGACGGCGCACGGAAGCCACTGCCTGCGAGGCGTTGCGCCGCCGTAGGGTCTCCTTGGCCTGACGGCGCCGTTTCTCTGCGTTGAGCTCTTCCCGGCGGGTGCGCTCGGCAATCCTGCGCAACTCCCGGTCGGCACGTACCCGCTCGCTTTCCCGCTGGCGGGCGGCACGCTCGGCGGCACGGATTTCCGACATTTGGCGGAAGGTCTCGACCTGCAAGGCGGCTTTTTCCTGCGCCTGCCGCAGCCGCTGGCGGTTCATGGCGTCGTCGGTGTAGAGCCGTTTGGTGAGTGCCGCCTGCTCGTTCTCGGGCAGCATGAACGGCGTAACGGGCGCAAACGGAGGACGCACGACAGAACCGACGGCGGAAGATGCCGCAGAGGATGCCGTGGTCAGGTTTAGCGGCAGGGAGGCGGTACCCCGGATGGAACCGAGCAGTGAAAGGATTTCCTGCAAGCGGGTGCGGGCGGCGTCGGTTTTGATGTTGACCTCACGCCCCCGCTCCAGATGGGCAAGGGCGGAGTTGATTTTACCGATGGAGCGGGTCACCGTCCGCTGGGTGTCCATCACGCTCTTGACCGCCGAGGCGGCACTCTTTCTCGCTGCACTCTGCTGTTCGTCTAATTTCTTTTGGTTGACTAATTTCTGCGTCTGGCTGCGGAGCGCACGACCGTCGATTTTCTCGCCGGGGTTGATGGTCAGCTTGATGTTTTGCGTCAGCCCCTGAATCTCGGTGAGCAGTTTCTTGACCTGCTCCAGACGGGCTTCCGTCTCACCGGTCTTGATGTTCAGCTCGAAGTTGAAGTCCCGCTTTTTGCCGGTCTTCCCCCGGAAGGTCTTCTCCACGGCTTGCATCATCTCGTTGATGTTGGTCACCACCGGAGCGAAGCTCACCCGCCCCTTGCTCAGCTTCTCGACGGCGTTGGCAAAGGCGGTGACCTGCTCGGTTCCTTCCGTGGCATTGACTTTTATATCGTAATAGACTTCGTAATTCTGCGTTTGAGCCATAGACAGCGTACTTTACATCCGTTGAAAGAATAGTCTTTGCAGACCGTCGGGGATTGAAAACAGAAAACCCCGCAGTCGCATGGGCTGCGGGGCTCCGGCAGGCACATCAGACGGCCGGTGGCGACAAAGTCAGACGAGAGACCAGTACCTGCTGATGAAGCCACAGGGCCTCTTCGGAGAGCATGGCGAACTCCTCGTCCGTGATGGCATCCAGATTGACGCCGGGAAAGTAATGACGGACGTAAATCATCCGCTGCCGGATGCGCTGGTCGTCCGTCACGACCCACCGGCTTATCAGTTTACCAGCAGGCTCTGACGGGTGGTGATGATTTCCGAGAGCTGTCCCATCAGACCGAAGAGGAACAACGAGTCGTTGTCGACCAGCTCCTTGTCGCCGTCGATAAAGCAGTCGCGGGCGAGCTGACGCATCGCATGCACCTCGTCTTTCTTCGATGCCGCCATGAATTTCGAGAATTGCGGGAACGTCGGCTCGCCCAAATAGGCGACGTAGACCTCCTGCTCGCCGCACTCGGTGTCCCCGAATACGACCATCGGATAGACCTTGCGGACTTTTTTCTCGGCTTTCAACGCCGCCGCCTTTTCCTTGATCTGGGCTTCCTGCTCCAGCGTAAGATGCTTATCTTCCATTTCTGCGTGATATTTGGTTACAAAAAGGAATAGAGAGCTTCCTGCAAAAAAGTTTATAGGGATGTTGCCCAAAAAGTTCCTGCTGGAGAAACACATATTGCTATTATTGGAGACGGTGCTACTGTTAAAACAACTCATAAATCTTGAAATATATATTGAGAATAAAGTTATTATCATTATATTTGCATCGTTATCATTGCTTGTGATAATGATGCAGATGATGGAAAATGAGATAGTATGGATAAAACGATATCTATAGCCGGTGTTCCTGTCGCTCTTACAGCTATTGCTCGGAGTGAACTTAAAGGTCTGAATTTGGATCTACAGTTGAGTTTCCGTTTTTACAAAGCGGAGTTCAACCGTCATATCCTGTGCATGGCAGAAATGACGGATTCAGCCCGTTCCTATACGCCGACACAATATGCCCGCACAGCGGCTTTGGTCGAACAGGTTTTGAACATACCGGTTGTCTTTCTTCTACAGGTTGCTCCATTCTACATAAGGCAACGATTGATTGAGCAAGGGGTGTATTTTGTTGTCTCCGACAAATATGTGTTTCTTCCCGGTGTGCTTATCAACGAACGTGTCAGGAAAGCCCGAAATACAGAACAGCTGTTATCTCCTGCGGCACAATATGTCCTGTTGAATTTCCTGCTTCATCGGGATATGAAAGAATTTACCATTCAGGAAATGCAATCACGCACTCCGTATAATTATTTGACCATATCCCGTGCTGTCAGCGAATTGGAAGAAAAGCAGTTGCTGCAAGGTCGGAAAGAATGGAAGACGAAATGGATATATTCTTCTATACCCCGAAAGGAGTTGTGGAAGAAAGCCATGCCTTACCTGATGTCACCGGTCAAAAAAACGGTCTACTCGGATGAATTAGGCAAAGAACCGTTCTATGTCGGTGGCATCAGTGCGCTATCTTACTATTCGTTCCTGAACCCTGATGACCAGACCACATTGGCCGTTTGGGAACGGGATTTCGTTCCGGGGAACCGTTCCTATAGGGAATGGGGTTCGCAGGATTTCAAGTATAAGATTGAAATATGGAAATACCCGCCCGAAATGGGAATCGGACAAGGTGAATATGTGGACAGGTTGTCTCTGTATCTGTCCTTACAGGAGGACAACGACCCTCGGGTGGAAAAGGAATTGGAAAATATAATCGATGAAATATGGCAGTAAAAGGATTGGATAGGTTCAAGAAGTATTTCTTGGATTTCAAGGACAACTATGTGATTATCGGCGGTACGGCATGCAGCGTCATTCTGCGCAATGCCGATATGCAGCCTCGGGCGACGAAGGATATCGACATAATTCTCGTCGTGGAACGGATGACGCCGGATTTCGGCCGCCGATTCTGGGAGTTTATCCACGACGGCGATTATGAGATGAGGGAACGGAAACGCGATGAAGGGAAGGAACCCGTGCCGGAACTGTTCCGGTTTTATAAACCTCGGAACGACGGGTTTCCGTATCAGATCGAGTTGCTGTCCAGACAACCGGAAGTGCTTTCCGTTCCGGAGGGTTTCCATCTGACACCGATCCCTGTCGGAGAGGACATATCGAGTCTGTCCGCCATATTGATGAACGAGGAGTTTTACCACTTCGCATTGGAACACAGTACGATGGAAGATGAGTTGCATGTGGCGGACACAATTGGTCTGATATGCTTGAAGATGAAGGCGTACCTGAATCTTTCCGAGCAGGAACCGCCTGCGCATAGTAGCGACATTCGGAAACACATGTCCGATGTGTTCAAGCTGATGGCAAGCGGTAACGCCGCAGAACCGGTCGCTCTGTCCGCAAACATGAAGAAAGATGCGATGGCTTTCGTGGAGAAGATGGAATCCCTGATGCCGAATCAACCTTTGCAGGACAGCATTCAACGAAACGAATCGTTCATCAGGCAGGTGTTGGATGAAATAAGACGCATATTCGACCTATGATGAAAATACAGTACGCCTCCGACCTGCATCTGGAATTCAAGGAGAATAACAGTTACCTGAAACAGCATTCTTTATCCGTTTCAGGTGACGTCCTCGTGCTGGCCGGGGATATCGGATATATCGGAGACGACAATTATTCGAAGCATCCGTTTTGGGATTGGGCATCGGAAAACTATCGGCAAGTAATCGTAATTCCGGGCAATCACGAGTTTTATAAGATGTTCGATATCGACAAACTGTATAACGGCTGGTCGTTTGAAATCCGAAAGAACATCACTTGCCATTATAATGCCGTCATACCGTTAAACAGTGAAATAGACCTGATTGCAACGACACTTTGGGCGTACATAGATTTGCGGGATGCTTTCCAGACGGAATCGGCAATAACCGATTTCCGACGGATTCGTCATGGCAGCGAGCCATTGGACTGGGTGCGATTCAATGAGGAACACTACCGTTGTTTCCGGTTTCTGGAGCAAAGTGTAAAGCAGAGCAAGGCAAAACATATCATCGTCGCTACACATCATGTTCCTTCGTTCGAGTTGCTCGCTTCCGAGTTCAAAGGCAGCCCGTTGAACGGAGCATTTACCGTCGAATTGGGCGACTATATTGCCGCAAGTCCCATCGAATACTGGATTTACGGGCATTCGCACCGCAATATCGACAAGGTCATCGGCAACACCCGATGCGTCAGCAACCAATTGGGATATGTTTTCAATAACGAACACCTATCGTTTCGGTCGGAGAGGAACATCGTTATATAATTCGTAAATTCAAACAATATCGTCGCTATATGTAAATTTTCTGCATATAGCGACGATATGATGTTGGTTTCGGTAAAACAATGGTTGAACTCCCTCGTGCAAACTTACCGCAAATTTTCAAAAGTGTGGTAAGTTTGTACAGCCCTCAAACAAAACGGAGAAACATCGTTCGTCGAATGTTTCTCCGTTTCCATCTCGCCCAATAAATAGTAGCTATAATTTCAATAGTTTGCCCTCAATGCCGCAGTGTTCCAATATGGCGGTATTCTCTTTATTAAAAGCAATTAGACATGATGGAGCACCCGCTGTGCCACCTCGTTGTCCGGTGACGTGGTAGAAACTCAATCGACCTTTGAGGAAAAGAATGGAGTCGGCGTTCGGAAACACCATATCGTGGAACAGTTTCGTGTCTGTCCGTGCAAAGGTCAGGGCAACGACATTGCGGTGTTCGATAGAGCGTTTGATGAATTGGGCAATCAGTGTCGTGTCATACGGAGGATTGCAGAATACGCGCCCGAACCATTGTTGTTTGAGACCGTCATCCTCGATGGTATAATGATGTCTCGCCGTATCCCAAGGGCGGTTCACGGGAGCGCAGGGGTCCAAATCGAACAACCCCAGCCGCCTCAAGATATGCGGCGGCGTGAGCCATTCGTTTTTTCCGGTCGAGGAATTCCCTTCGAAAGATACATCCATAAAGCGTCCTAAATGGTGTCCCCGTCCCCGATTTGAATATCGAAGGGATTGAGGTCGAATTCGTGCGTGATGTTGGTGTCGTCCTGCTGGCTCTCCATGCCGTCTTCCGAGAAGATGCAGCCTTTCAGCGTGACGGTAGTCGTGGTCCAGTCGTCCGAGGCCATCGGGTTGGCGAACGAGATGATCAGGTCGAACTCGCCGATGTCCATCAGACTGCCGTAGGTCGAACGGAGGGTCTGCTGCGTGGCGTAGTCCATCGTGATGGAGGCGGTGTAGGAGATGTTTCCGAAGCCCCGGCTGACCGGCTTCCCGCCCAACCCGTAGTTAGGTTCGATTTTGCGTTTCTTCGACCATTTGATGCCCGAAACGCCTTCGAGCACGGTGGAGCCTTCCTCGATGCCCAAAGCCGTACTGGCTAAGGTAATCATGCTCCATGAGTATGCGACGTTGTTGATGATAGCCATAGTTTCTGTTATTTAGCGGTTAGTGACAAGCCCTCCTCGACGTAGATTTTCACTGCCACACCGACCGGCACGATGACGTAGCTGATGCGCAGCGTGTCGTCCACCAGCACGTTCTGGTTGGGGTCGATGGTCACGGCGTAGCCGCTGATTTCCTGCGCCGCCTGCATCTTGGCGAGGATGTCGCCGATGAGGGTCTTGAAAGCGGTGATTTTCGAGGGTGCAAGGAATCCTGTCGCCGGATTGACCATCAGCGGACTGTGCAAGTACGGCAGCAGGGCCTCGCGCACGGCACGGCGGCTTTTGTTGATGGTGCGGTTGCGGGCGATGGTCCGGTAGTCCCCGTTGGAGCAGGTCTGGTCTTTGGAGATATAGATGCCGTTCTCCCGACCCGAATACTTGATGGGGAAGATGTATCCCTTGTCGTCCAAGTCGTCGAGCAGCGCCGGAGAGAGCGATTCGTAGAGGTTAGTCGAGACGAACTCGCCCTCCGCATCGAGCGTGAGGTCGCCGAAGCCCAGCTCGATTTGCTGGAAGTCGTCGTCGAACAGGTTGAACTGACGCACCCAGGCGATGGATTCGTGGACGTTGGCTTTGGCAAGTGCGCCCATGACGGCACCTAAGAACCCGACCGGTGTGTGGTTGGGGTTGCGGTACTGGATGGTGGCGTTCCGGGCATTGCGAGCCTGCCCGAAGATGACGCTGGTGCGGGACGCCTCGCAGATGGCACTCGGGATGCGGTTCAGGTCGACGACCTTCGCCTCCTCGGTGTCTCCGCCCGTATCGGCGGGGTTGGCGCACAGCACCACCGACAGCGGCTGGTTGAGTTCGGCGAGTGCCACCGCCTTGTCGTTGACGCCTTTGACTAAGTTCAGGTTGTATTTCTCCTGCTCGCCGTTGAGTTTCCACAAGGGCTGCTCGGTCCAGATGCCGACCTGCGAGATAAGCCCGTCCGCCGCTCGCTGCATCACGTCGAGGGCGTCCCAGTTCTGTGAGCAGTCGGCGAACATGACGTACAGCCGCCCCGTGCCGTCGATGTTGCCGCTCATGCGGAAGAATTCGCGGATGTGGTACGCCGGTATGCCGAACAGGAAGTTCTCGTTCGCCTCCTCGTCGGGGTCGCATGCGACACGCTCTTTGATGCCGAAGTCCTGCACGGAGGATTTGCGGCTGGTGATGCAGAGGACGTCGCCTAACGCCACGTTCGCCTCGTTGTTCTTTCCGTAGCCGGAGGTGAAGAGGTCGGGCTGCCCCGAGACGTCGAACAGCAGACCCGTGATTTTCTCGTTGCTTGCCGATGCGGCATACGGCAGGTTGCCGTCCACATCCTTGATGATTACATTGCCTAATGCCATAGTGTCTGCGTGTTACGATTGGTGATAGGGATTTCGGTAGAGCACGGCGCCCTTGCGGATGGCGGGTGCGGTCTTCACCGTGTACATGCTGCCGTCGGTGTCGATGTAGAGTTCCTTGTAGTCGGGGAACTTTTTGAGGATGGCGAGCACCGCAGCCGGAATCTCAGCCGCAACTTCCGGTGTGGGTTCCTTTTTCTTGGTCTTTACCTCCGCTGTATTTTGTGCTTCGGCCTGCACCGGTGCCTCCGTGCCGGTCGGTTCTAACCGTTCGGTACCGGATTCGGGGGATATGTCTTTCGTTTTAGCCATGATCGGTGTGTATGAAAAAGGGAGATGGAAACCATGCTCCATCCCCCTCATGGTTACTGATTCGGTTCGGGAAAAGGGTTATGCCGTCTTGGTGTAGGCGGTGTGGACGACGATTTCGGCGGGCTTGACGATGTTCACGTCCATCTTCATGCGCATCTGGAAGAAGAAGAGCTCCGAGTTGGATTGCAGCCGGTCCACCTTCAGCACCTCGGTGTCATTGGCGTAGTCGACGCCCATCCACAGGTTGGAGTCCATGCCCGAGGTGAAGTTGCCCATGACGATGGTGTGCTCCGGCACGCCCGTGATCGGGATGATGCGCTTGCCTTTGAAGCGGTAGCGGTTGACCTCGCTGTTCTCGGAGTATTTCACCATCTTGTCGGTGATGTACTGGTCGTAGGCGTCCCACGCTTCCCAACCCATGACGATGCTCAGGCCGGAACGCTTGCGGATCTGCTTGGGGCATTTCTTCCACATGGCGTAGAGAGCCGCCTCGACGGCGGCACCGTCCTTGAGCTCGGTCGTACCGGAGACGATGCACTGGCCGCCGGCGACGGTCTCGGCATCGGTGGCGGACACGTTGTCGATGATGCGCTTGATGACGCCGTCGAAGTATTTCTCCTTGCCGGCACCGATTTGTACGGCTCCGGCAGGTGCCGTGATGCCGGCGGCGGCCGTACCGCCTTTGGCGGAAGTCCAGATGGCGTTACCGACGAACTCGTTTTTCTTGTCCATCAAGAGGCGCAGCATGGTGGCCTGCAACTTGGGGTCGAGCTCCCGGAACACGAGGTTGCCCGTGGGCTGCGCGAATTTCCAGTAGGCCTCGAAGTCTCGGGGGTTGAATTCCAGATAGACCATGAACTCGGCGGGTTCGAGGTGGCGTTCGGTGAACTGGTATTCGTTTTCGCCGTTCTCGCCTTTGGCGCCGTGCGTGCTTTGGGGCGTGGGCACGTTATCCTGAATGATGTCGCCCAGCCGGATGGCGGGAAGCGTGTACTTGTGCTGGATGCCGCTCTTGATGTGGATGAGCCCCTCGCGGAAGGTGTCGTTGCCCTGCGCCGTGTAGGTCAGCAGGTCCTCCAATACCTCCCCGGCATAGCCGTTCTGCATGAGATTTACTGTATCTGCCATTGTTTTAGTGATTTTAGGGTTAAAATCTCGGCCGCAGATACGGAGCATCGACTCAAAGCGGCAAACCGCTTCCGGCAAATCAGCTGATGGAATCTGGAAAGGAGCGGACGGAATCGTCCGGCTCTCAGGTTAGAAGAATGCAGGATGGGTATGTCTCCTGCCGGACGTCAGAGCTTCTTGAACTGAAAGTCTTTGCCGACCACGGCCTCGACCTGCTCGGCCATCTTCTGCTCGGCGCTTTTCAACGCCGTGGCGGCGGCCTTGGCGTTGTCAGGGTCGGTGGCGATCTGCTCGCTGATTTTCTCCCGGGCGGGAATCGAAGCGATGGTACTCTGCACCAACTCGAAGTTCGTTTCGGCCATCTGTTTCCAGCCGGGGACGGCGTCGGCCTCGATCTTGCCTTCGTCGACAGCCTGCTGCAAGAAGGCCTGAATGGCGTTCGTCCTGGCCTCGGCCTCTTTCTGCTCGTAGGCCTGCAAGCGGGCCGTCACGCCGTCGAGGTCTTTCTGGAGGTTGCCGATGGCGGCGTCCTTGCCGGCGATGACGGTCTTGGCGTCGTTCAACGCCTTGTTCGCCTCGGCCAGTTTGGCCTCTACGCCGGCCAGCTCCGTGATGCGGGACAGCACGTCCTTGACTTCGGGCCTCTCCTGCATGCCGAGCGAAGCGACCACCGCATTGTATTCCGGGGATAAGGTTTTCTCTTCGTTCATGAATGTATGATTAAGTTTCGTATTAAGAATAGTGGTTTTCTTGTCCGACGGTTGATTCTCGTATTCGGCCAAAGGAATGCGGTTCATCACCGCCTGTATGGCCGCCGCATCCGTGACGCCCGACAGGTCGGCACGCACCTTGTCCCGGAGCTGTTTGCTGGTTTTCAGCACGTGGCTTTCGGGGATGATGCCCGCCTTCACGGCCGCCGGGGCGTCGAAGACGGTGCCGTCCTGACCGGCGTCCCCGTCCATGATGGTACGGACTTTTTCGTGGCTCAACCCGAAACGCTTGCGGTAGATGGTTTCGAGTTGGGCGGTGAAGGCTTTGACGATTTCGGACGGCTCTCCGTTCTCTTCATCGGGCAAAAAGGGATTGTGAATCATTAAAATACCGTAATCACGCATAAAGGCTTTGTCGCCTGCGGCCCAGATGACGGAGCCCATCGAGGCGGCCATGCCCTCGATGACGCATTCGGTGGGAAGGGCGGCGTTCTGGATGGCGGCGTAGACCGTCATGCCGTGCAGCACCGAACCGCCCTCGGAGTTGATAAGCACCCGGATGAGCGACGGACGCACGATGTTTTCCAGAAAGTCCAACGCCTCGCAGAAACGGCAGGCGCTCTCTTCGGTGATGCGCCCGAAGAAGCGGATGGAGGCGGGCTTGCCGGCTCCCGACTGACAGACTATGTTCTCGAAGGTTTCCGTGTTCATCGTTTCTTTTGGGTAAGAATAGCCCCGTGCGGAGCAAATGGTTTATAACCCGCTTCCGGCTGCGTCCGGCTCCTCTTTGCCGGTGTCTTCCCCGTCCGGTTCTTCGGGGACTTCGGGTTCGTCCGGCAGCGGCGTACCGGGCGTATCGACCGACGGCTCGAAGCCCGTAGCCTGTTCGAATGTCGGTTTCGCATGGTGACCGTGTCCGGCGGTGTCGTGTTCGGGAGCGTCGGCATGTTGCGTGAAGGGCGGCATGACTAAGTAGCGCTCGACCCAGTTGCGGTATTTCCATGCCGAGGATTCCCGGAACCATACTTCGTAGTCGATCCAGTAGGCTTGCAGCATGTTGGTGGTTATCGGCATGTCGAAGTACAGGAGGTTGCACCGCTCGGTGAGTGCCGGCTCGTGGCTCTTGGCATCCTGTATGGCAACGTTCAACCGCTGGAAGACGAGGAACGGGTCGCATTCCCGCTCCGGGTCTGTATGATTGAGCGTATTGAGGATAAATCGGATGCGCATGGTGGCACGCCCCTCGCCGATACGCTGCTGCTGCACGAGGTAGCGCACGTTCACGAAACGGATGAAGATGGCGGGAAAGGCGATCTCCATCTCCAAGTTTTCGCTGCGCACGATGCGGGAGAACTGCCCCGTGTCGATCATGACCGTCTTGAAGAACGGCGGACTTTGCGGGTCTTCCGGCAGCTCCCGAAGCGTGAGAATCGCCCGCCGCACGGCTTGGTACATGTTGACGAACGGATTTTCGGCGACCTGCTCGGGTACGGCGACGGTCGGCGGCTTCGCTTCGGGAGCGGAAGCGGTCACGGGCGGATGATATGGGTTCTTGTCTTTTATCATGGGTTCGGAAAGGGAAATCCACGGAACAGGATGGGGATGAAAAGTTGGTTGACGGTGTGGTCGAGCTTGGGGCTGATGCCGATAAACTGCCGGTGTTCGGGACGGCGGGAGCTGTATTGGTTGACCGTGTACAGCCCCAATGCCGGATCGGTGTTGTGGACGGCGGCGTAACTCTTCGAGGCTCCTCTTTTTCCGGGTTGCTTGTAGTTGCTCGCCCGGGTATGGAGGGAGTAGCGAGCACCGCGACGGAATATTTTCTTCCGGTCGCCATACGCCCGCTGGGTAATATTGGTGCGGTCCATGCGGTCGGCCTCGCCGACAAGGGAACGGGACAGCGTACCGCTGTCGAACATCACGGGATGGGTGAAACGCCGGCCCCAGCGGGATTTGCGCTCCGGCCATTTTTTGCCGCTGCCGTAAAACCCGCCCTCGGCAAAGCTGCTGCGGAAGCGGCTCTTGGAGTATTCGCCGGCAGCCGTCACGAAGTCGTGGGTGTTGAACTCCATCTTATTGGGCAGGTAACGTCCGTTGCCTTTCGGCGCCCACTGCTCGCAGAATTGCTCTAAGGTGATGCGCATGGCTTATTCCGCTGAAAGGTGCGTATCGGTGTTCTTCACGCCTCGGGGATGGCCGTAGCGTTTGTAGTACTCCTCGTCGGACATGATGCCCCTATCGGACGTGCTGCCGCCGGCGATACCGCTCCCTCTGCCGCCGATGCCGGGAAAGACGTTGAGCTGCTTGCCCACGGCGATGCCGAACTCTTTCTCGATTTCGTCCGCCGCCACTTCGTATTTGTCCGTGATGAGTTGGTAGAGCTTGATGCGGTCTTCGTTGTTCATGTCGATGCGGTTGGAGTATTTGAATTCCAACCCGGCGGAGATGTAGCCCATCGCCACGAGCCGGGGAACGATCTGTTCGTTCATGACGTTCTCGATGTAGCGGCGGTAGACCTCGATGCGGTCCCGGAAGATGTCCTGATGCGCCTTGGTGGAGCCGACATACGACTGCATGCCGCCGGCCATCGACTCCGAACCGAGAATGAGGTTGGAGACCTCCTTGTTGGCGAACTCGATAAGACCGGTGTATATCTTCTCGCTGTTGGACATGGTGAAGGTCTTGATATCCACCTCGTCTTCCAGTCCCGTGACGATGACCTTGTTCTGGGCGGCATTGGAGATGTCCTGCGCCAGACGCTTGCGGTCCATGTTGTTCTCGCTGACGGTCTTGCCGTGAATGATGGGCTGGCCGTAGGTGTGGCTGAAATTCACGTAGTTCGCCACGGTGAATTTCTTGGCGAGGATAAGCGGTGTAGTGGCGGAGAAAAGACCGAGGTCGCCGCTTTTGATGAGCACATACTGTTTCCGGTATGCCGCCGAACGGATGTCCCAGTGCGGCAGCCACAAGCCCTGACGCTGGACAACGATGCCCTGGTCGGGCAGCACGTTGCGCCGCTCGATGCTGTTCACCTCCTTCAACCGACCCGTGTTGGGGTCGATGTCGGGCATGATTTCCAGCAACGTGTAGCCGTAGAGCTTGGCCTCGATGACGCCCCGGATGATTTTGTCGAACTGCGAGCCCTGAATCTTCTGGCTCTCTTTCACATCTTTGACGTATTTGCCCTTGTCGTTCTGACGGGCGAGCATGTACCGGTCGCCGAGAATCTGGCTTTCGAGCGTCTCGATGACGGCACGGATGTGCGCGTCCTGTTGCAGGCAGGCGTCGTACAGGTCGATCAGGCGGGAACGGTCGTCGAGGACGGTGCCCAGCAGCATGTTCGAGCGCACCGAACGGTAGCGGTTGTGCCGTTCGATTTCCCGCACGTATTCCTGAATCGTTTTTTTGGACGTATGGAAGATGCTTTCGAGCAACTGACGGTTAAAAGTTCCTTCTTCCTGCATTTTTTTCGGGTTTCAAAAAGAATAGTTCGAACCCGGAAAAATGGGTTATCCGAGACCTCGTGACCATACGGACAAACCGGCTCCGATATGTTCGGTTTACCATACAAAATAATCGGCTCGGTATTTACAGATTTTTCGTCCGTTTTTGTCCTCGTTGCTGTCTTGTAAATTACTATAAATGAATTGATAACGATAAAATTTATCGTCAAATTTATAGCCAAATTCGAGGCGAAAGATATATATTTGCCTACAAAATTCAATATTTTGAGAATATGAAAGCAATAAAGAATCATCAAGGGTTCAAGTCCCGGTTCGGCGAATTTCCGGATTTGCTGTTCACCGCAGCCGGTGGCAGGACTTATTTTGACATGACCCATTTTCTGCGAGCCATGAAATCGGACGCGGAAGAAAAGATTACCGAATTTACCCGGGGATTCGCCCTGTGGATCGACCAGCTCGGCAAGGTGTACGGCATTCCGCCGGATGAACGCTTCGCCGTCGATGCCGCCACGGGGCACACGCTGGCGGAAGAGTCGTTCGCCCTGCCGTTCCTTGCCTATGCGGACCCGGTGTTCGGAGTGTACCTGCTGGAAAGCATGTCGCAGATGCTGCTGGCCGGCATCGCATGCTCGGACTCCTACATTCTGATGCAGGCGCAGGAACGCTTTACCCCCGAAGAACTGATCGATAAACCAAACCCCAACGAATGATGACGAATACGAAAGGACCATTTTTACCCTCGAAACAACTGCTCGTCTTCAACGGAGCGTATGTGCTCATCGCCATAGTCCGCTCGTTGCACAGTGCGGCGGACTTCTCGGGCATCAACCTCCAGAGCATATCGTTCTCCTGTGTCGGAAAGTACGTGGGCACCGGAGGATTTTACTTCCGCCACGCACATCCGGACGTGCAAATCGACCTGTCCGACCTCGACAGCCTCACCTTGCAGGAGTACGACCGCCTGTGCGGTATCGACCGGCGCTATTTCACGGTCAGGGAGATGGCGCACAAGCGGCAGGCCTATGAACAGCGCCGCAAGGAGTTCCGAAAATTTTGCAAACAACGTGATTTAGACGAAAAACAAGATGAAAAGTAGTACGATACAATGCGAAGAGTACCCGGTCAGGGTGCTGTTCAACGACGATAAGACGCTGGCGTGGATAAACCTCCACGACCTCTGTCAGGTTTTGGGACGGGAAGAGTTGCTCAGCGACAAGGCGGCCATCCGACAGTTGCCCTCCAGCATACAGATTCCGTTCCGCAAGAAAGGACGTGAGATGTGGGCCATCAGTCCCTACGACGTCTACAAGCTGATACGCCCCATGCGGCGGGAAAACTCCATAGCAGCCAGAAAGTGCGCCAAGGTGGAGGCGTGGCTCAACGAACTCTTGGAACAGGCCGCTATGGAATCGGCAAAAGCGGCGCAACCGCAACAGCAGGAGGATGTGGTATTCAGCTATCAGGACCATCCCATCTCGTTCCGGGCCGCCAACAACAAGATGATGATCAACGCCACGCAGATGGCACGCAGCTTCGGCGTCCTGCCGGCGGAAATCCTGCGCAAGGCGGATTTCGTCCGCTACCGCCAGCACCTGGTCGAAAAGGGCATCTCGGAGAGCCTCGACAGCCAGATTTTCACTACACGCGGCCGGAACAACGGAGCCACATGGATTGAGGAGGAGCTGGCGATGGAGTTCGCCCGACAGCTCTCGCCGGAGTTTTCGCAGTGGTGCAACACGAAAGTCAACGAACTGATGACACGGGGGTATGCCACGCTGGAACCCCGCCACACGAACGGTGGGAGCACCACCGAGCATCTGCCCGTGCCGCAAAGCCTCGACGAGGCGCAGCAGCTGATTGTCGCCCAGCGGCACGAGCTGCACCTGCAACAGGAACGCATCGAGGCCGATGCCTACAAGGTGGAGTTTTACGACAACTTGATCGAGGGGCGGGATTTCTACTCCACGACATGGCTTGCGCAGGAGCTGAACACGACGCCCCGGCAGCTGCACCAGTTCCTCGCCGAGAAAGGCATCTGCAAATTCTCGAAGAATCAATGGGTGGCGTTCATGCCGTACCGGAGCTGGCAGATCGACATGCCGTACTACTGGAACGACCTGCGCACCGGCAAGTGCCATGCTGCCGGAACACGCAAGCGGTGGAGCAAGGTCGGACGCGACCAGATACTCGAACTCTGGAGCAAGGAGCCGCCCCGGCAGCCCGAATTGCCGGCCAAGCGCCGACGGGTCGAAAATCCGTACAGCCACCTGACGGAGGGCGTGGACTATTTCAGCCCCACGCAGCTCGCCCGGGAAATCGGCATCTCGGCAAGCCGCATGAGCCGGTTTCTGGAAGAGAACGGCATCTGTCGCTTCGAGAAGAAGCAATGGGCTGTACTGCCGGAATACGAGGATTGGCAAATCGACGTGCCGTATTATTGGCTGAATCCCAAGACGCAGAAACGATGGGCATTCGGCACACGGAAGCGGTGGACGTGCCTCGGACGGGAGAAGATCATCGAATTGTGGAACGGCCGAGGTGCCAGAAAAGAGACCGAGGCGGAATGAGCAAGGAGCTGACCGAGAAGATTTCACGGGTCACGGGACGCTATCCCGTAGAATGCGATTGCCCGCTGTGCCGCCAGCAATGCCGAACCCCCTGTCTGGGCACGCCGCAGGACATCTGGCGACTGATAGAAGCCGGATACGGAAGCGAGCTGCGCCTGACTTATTGGGCAGTGGGTATGCTCATCGGGGAACTGAGCTTTCCGATACCGATGGTGCAGGCGCTGCAAACCGAGCACGGCTGCGTATTCTGGGAAAACGGATTATGCCGGTTGCACGATTCGGGATTGAAACCTACGGAAGGAAAGCTGTCGTACCATCTCCTTGCGGACGATAATTTCTGCTTCGAGCGGTCGCTGAGCTGGAATGTCGCCAAAGAGTGGATCGACAGGAAGAATATCGGACTGATTACGAAGATACTACAACACATGAAGCCATGAAACGCAAAGGAAAAAGCAACAGTTCATTCCGGCACCCGAAACAGGTGCTGGTGTTCGGCCATACGGGAATATTGGTTGCCATCTTCAAATCGATGCAGGTCTGCGCTGAGATTGCCGCCATATCCGTCAAAACCGTCAGCCGTGCCTGCAAGGGGGAATATGCGGCCGCGGCGGGATTCTACTTCCGCCGGCTGCATCCCGATGTGGAGGTCGATACGGAAGATCTCGACACGCTCCGTCTGGAGGAGTACGACGCCCTATGCAACGAAGTGCGCCGCTACCTGCCCCCGCAGCAGGTCAAGGCACAACGGGAGAGGTTCGAGCAGACCTACGGCCGCAAAAAGGGCACTGGCGAGGGATGAACGATCCCCGTTCCGTATCCCTACAAAACAGAAAAGTAAGATGCAGTAATATATTATATATACTATACTACTATCTTACTTTTCTTTTTTATCTACTTAAAAAGAAATCATTGCGAACCCCTTTAGGGGTGAGCATTCAAGGGTATAAATAAACACTGGAGCGTAGCGGAAGTGTTTTATTTATACCCTCCACATTGCTTCTTCTTTAGAAGAAGATAGAAAATACCGATACAGAAAACCGAAAGAGAGATTGATTTATTCCCTTGGAACTTAAATCTGCTTTGTAGATTCAGGTAATTGATTCGATATAATCACAAATGTCTTCTTTGTCATCTTGTAATTCGTCAGGAGTATCAACGTAACGGTTCTTATATGTCTCGATAATATTGTAAGATATTGGTACTTCAAAACTTCCAGTTTGGTTAAATTCATCAGCTAAAAGTTCCCAGTGTATCGTTATTTTGTCAATTGGATAAGATGGCTTCACAAATATCGGTTTTGTTGCGATATTATTACCGCCTACCAACATATTTCGACCTTTCAATAATACAGTTTTTTCTTCTTCATCAATATAAGTGGATGATGGGTTTGAAAGTTCAAAATTAAATATGCCATTCATCTTCTTATTGTTATCCTTAATTCCACTTACGTCATCTCCAAAGTAGAATGTAATCTCAAAACTTTTCAATGAAGGTTTACCTATGTTCTTCAAATAAAACTGAATCGGATAGAAACTTTTATTTATCTCACCTTTAATTACTTGTATTTTGGCTATTTGCGGAATATTATTTATACGTGTCATGTTCGCAAGTGCAACTTGTATTGATGATAGTCCTACAAAAGGAGCTGCTGTATGTGTCGGAACAGCAGGTGCCTTTATACTAAATGAGGTTATAACCTTTTCAAACGAAGGGGATAAAGCAAATGTATTCTCTTTGAAGAAATATCCTACTTCAACCTTACATTCATGTTTGTGTAATAATTCAAGTTTGGCTTTTAGCGAATCATTTAGCAACCAAATTATAAAAGGAATATTTATAATGGCTAAAATTACAACAATAATCCAGCTATATTCGCCTTGCGTTATTTCAAGTCCCCATGAATGTTTCTCTGATGTAAAATTATATGTTATTTTTAGAGCACTAAATCCAACCAAAACTAATGTGTTCAGTGTTATAAATGCTCTAAACGGCCTTGATTTCCAATAGATTGAAAATAACGATTTTATGAAATTAAGAATTTTATCTATCATTGTTATATAATATTCAAGTTATCCTTTCAGGGGATAACGGGCCAGCTGTTCTTTCCGTTTCTCCTGTAACCGTAAAGCAAGTTCCCGGATGCTTTCTTCATCCGTGGAGTAGTTGCCGGCTTTGGCTCGTTTAATATCCCTCCGCCGTCCTTTATCTGTCGTTTTACAAACCTTCCAGAACTCTTTCAGGTAGTAATACACCGTATCTTCGGAACGGGTGACAGGACTTACTCCCAGCTCATCCAAAAGATACCTGCGAAGCTCTTCCATCGGCTCCCGATACCGGGCGTAGTTGCCGCTGTTGAAATATTTCGCCCCTTTGGATTTGCCTTGTTCGATGCCCCTGCATACCTCCCAGAACTCGTTCAGGTAATAATAACCTTTCCCCTCAGCGACCAGATACCTGACGGGTTCGATACGTTTGCAGAACCCGTTCCAGAGCACACCTGCCGCCGCCAGCTCTTTGACCAGCACCTCACGCTGGCCGACATTGATCGGCTCCAGCTGATAATCCTCCACAGGCCCCACGACCTCATGCAGGGAATACCGCACCGCTTCGCCCTCCCGTTTCAGGCAATACATGACAATCCGGCCTTGCGAATCGATTTCCCGGAAAACGCCGTAGCCGACTTTCCGGCCCAATACGCTGACCTGGTACTGGACGTTCTCTTTCGGCGTTTCACGAGGCTTGATTTTGTTGCGCCACCGGTTCCAAACCAGCCCATATCTGTAAAGTGCCCGTTGCAGCCGGACGACGATCTCTTCATCGGCGGCTTGCAGCGACGTATAGCCGAAACACCCGGACGTCGCATTCAACTCGTCGCCCCGAATCGAGACATACAGACACACGGCATGATTCACGCCTACGGTCTCCACGATTCCGGAAACACCTTCCCCCGCAAGAGTTACGACATCGCCACGCCGGGGCAACTCCTCTTCAAACCACTGCCGGAACTGTTCGTATGTCACAGGCAACCGCTTGTCGGCCGTTCCGTCGATGGAGATCATGAAACGCCTTTGGGCGCAAAACTGGGCGATGGCCAATTGGTGCGTCTCGTTTTCGGGTCTGTAACACCGAAAGAAATCATGGATTTCCGACTTGCTTTTACTCATCCGGCATTTGCATCTATGAATTATATACAGGTTTACTTTAGGCAAATATACGTGATTGTCTCAAAATGCAGCTATAAATTCTTAATTTTCTTTTTGACGGAACCTAATAAAAGTTTCGACAAAAAATCCCGTAATGCGTTATCGCACAAAATTCTATGCAAGACTATATATACAACAACCGTTCCGCTGTTCCGCTCTGGAATGTTTCGGAGGGCGAGCCTCGGTCGCATAACCGTATCATCCAGAACAAGAAAACGGAAAGACCGGTACGCTTCGAAGCGATAGAACAGACAGGCTAACGGATTATTGCAAAGTCTGTATATCTCCGCAGGTGTTTCCCCTCTGCCGAATCCGCTCTGTTTCGAGCAAATAATCCCTCGAAATCGGGCAAAACTTCGGACAAAAAAGTCGAAGCAAAAAACGGGACTTGAAAATCAGGCCGTAGGGCGCGTATCGAATCCGCACCAGGAGGAGTACCCTCCCCAATCTTTTCAAAAATTATTAGTGTATTGCTATTCAATCATTTAGTACCTTCACTTTGTAGAAAAGTGAAGCTAAAAACCGATAAATAGGGTTTATAAACTTTCAAATTGAAAGCAAAATTTTTTTTCGTCGTTGTTTTTTATGGTTTTTCAACTCGCAAATAATTGACTGTCAATATATATAGTTTTTCTTTCAATCAATTTTTGAACCTTGAACCCCGAATTTTTTTGAAAAAAATTTTTCACTTTTTACAAATGATTGATTTTCAATAAAATATAAACAATCCTCGCGCGCGGGCGTTCACATCCATTTTAGACCCGATTTTTCAGTCCCTCGAAAAAAAATATTTGGAGGATTGAAATTTTTGTTTTAGAGTTGAAATGAAGCCGGACGGGAAAAGCAACCCCGAAAGCAAAACAGAGAAAAGAAACAAAAAACATATACAGACTTTCAAAAGTGAGACAAACGGCAAAAGTCTGTAAATAGTAAAAACCTAAAAAGTCAGTAAGTAAGAAACAGAAAGCAAAAGCCGCCGAGAGCGAGAAACAAAAAGCCTTTTTTGTGGGAAACCTATTTTTGAGGCTTGGACAATCAAAAATTCGCCTGTTCGCTTTGGAGCGATTGAATAGGGTGTTAAACAACCACACCGAGCAGGACGGCAAACCAATGCCGCAAGTCGGAACGGTCGAAATACGTGTATTTTGTCCGCATACGCAAAACCCGTGAATTTGGGAGGGTGAGAGTCGTATGGAAAAGGGAAGCGTGAAAATAATGCCATAATTGCGCCCAGTGCGCTCGGAGATAAAACACGCCATGCGGTAAAAACAATCCGCACGGAGCTTGAGAAAAGAGCATTGCCAAGATTATGCCCACAATCACCAGCCGCCAACCGCCCGAATGTTAGCTGCCCCGTTGGAAAAGACGGGGGACGTGCCAAAGAAGCATCCGTCAGAAATTGGAGTATGTCGGTCTTGCCATGACAACGGGAAACCGCCTTTGCGTGTGAACGATGCAAATATAAGGCTTTTTTCCGGAATAGCGAGTATAGGGTACGTTTTAGTGAGGTGCAGATTGAAAGAAAATCTGCACGCCATCGGGTGAAAGGTGGCGTGCAGTTTTTGGGCGCGCACAGGTCGTGCCGTTTTGCCATCCGCAGAACGTGCGGTTCGATTCCGCAGTGCCCTCAATATGCACTATTGCATAGAAATTCACAAAATTTTATCATTATGGCAATCAGTAAGTTGAATGCAGAACAGTTTGCAAACATGGCAGTAAATGCCGCAGGTGTGATTTTCGAGTATGCCGGCAAGGACGGCAAGAACACGGCTATGCACTTTTTCGGTGCCGACTACGAGGCGACCGCAAAAACGCAGGACGAAATGTTCCGTGTGCTCCGCAACGTGGTGACGACATTCTGGGAAGTGAAGACCAAAGAGGCTTTGCTCCGTGAATCGAACGACGGTATCCGCTCGAAACTCCGTGCCGGCACTCCGCTCCGGCTCATCATCCGCACCTCCGCAGGCGTAACGGTCAAAATCTTCGACCTTGACGCCAGCGTATGGGCGCGAATCGGCTTGATGCCGACCAAAAAGGACTTGGAACGCTCTGTCCGTGACCGCAAAAAGTACATCCACCATGCCACCAAAGCACTCATGGAGGCACTGAATTTCCGTGTGGAGCTGCCCAAAGACATCGCCCAGCCCGAAGAGGTGCAGACCGAACAACCTGCCGAACAAGTAACCGGACAGGTTGCCGCCGAAAGTACGGCACCCGTAACCGCTTCCGAAGCGGTGGCGGAACAGCCCGCCCGCAGACGTGGCAGAAAGCCGAGAAACGTAGCGGAAACCGTAGCGATTGCAGCGTAACGGCATAACGGAACCCGATACAATCAAGCCGGACAGCGTGCAGAAAATGTGCGCTGTCCCTTTTGTGTTCAACCATGTACAAGCTCATCGCTTTCAATGAAGTGGCGGAGAATTTTTCCGCCCACTTTGCGCTCGGCATCTCCCCGTATTTCGACCGCTGCAAAAGCGATGAAACGGGGATGCTGTGTTTCATTACGCACAAATTCGTGCGGTACTTATGCCGACATTACGGCTATGAACGCACCGAATCGCTGGAAAATTTCGTGTGCCGGAAGTATAGCCCGCAGGCGTGGAAATTTCTCAAAAAACTAATGCGATAACGAATCATGATAGAGATATACAGCGTAGACCGCACCCGCAATTATGGACGTTTTGCCCATTTTAAGGCGGCAAAAGAGACGCTCGACCTCTTGCGGGAAAGGGGCGAGTTTGCCGGAGAAAACCCGACCGTGCAGGTCGTGTGCTACAAGGGCGCAGAACTGCAACGAACCTACACTGCCACGTATAACGGACGTTGGCGAGTGCCCAAAGAGGCGAAAACACCCGATGCCGGAGGAAACCTGCGGGCAAGAAACGTGCTGCACAAGCAGCCCAAGAAGCCTCGGCACATCCGTGCAAAGGAGGCGCAAAGGCACGCCGACAGGTGTTTTCGGGCAGGACAACCGGATTGGCTCGTGAAACCGCTGCCTATCTTCATGTAATTAATACACTAAAAATCGAACGACAATGATAGAGATATATAACAATGCCGGAACCGAAAGTTACGGCTGTTTCGACAAGCTGCAAAGTGCCGGAGGCGTGTTTGCGAACCTGGCCGCCCGCGGCGTGCAAAGCGTCACGGTGAGCAGTTTTCACGGGCGCAACCTTGTGCGCGTGTATCGTGTGCTCATCGGCGAGCGTTGCCACATCGTCAGAATGCCGGTACTGCCGCCCGCACCGACACCGGCGGCATAGTATAGTGTGAAATAACGGCACAGGCACGGGTATAAAACTCGTGCCTTTTTTATGCTTGAAAATGAAGTAAAACAGTCATAATTAACAACATGAAGAAAATCATCGCCTATGTAATCAAGCGGCAGGATGCGGTGTTGAACACCGTATTCGTCGCAGGCTTGCTCGTGCTCGTCTGGGTCGGAATCCGCGTGCTGACGGCACCGTGCGCCCCTTGTTTCGGATTCTGAGACCCGTCAATAACAAGAATGCTCCGATAAAAAGTTGCCGAATTTCCGACCGGATGATTCGGTTAGCATCTATTCTTTAACGAAAATACATACAACAAATATGAATGATAGAAATAAAATCCACGAAGTCAAGGGCGTAATCATCAGCCGTGCCTTGCTCGAAGAGTACGGATACGACGGAGACCTGCCTACCGACGAGCAGTTACAGACCATTGCCGGTGAACTGCTCGAACATTGGGCAGTAAGCAACGGATTCAAGGATGCCCTTGCCAGTACGATGTCCAACATGTTCGACCAATAACCGATGGAAATGCAAGAACTGACAACTCATCAGCGCGGAGTGATTCTGCGCGGAATATGCGGCGGTGCGGCATTGAAAGGCAAGTCGCCGCAAATCTCTGAAAACAATACGGTCATTACCTGTGCCGACCAATTGAGTGTCTGGGACATTTGCAACATCAGCTGTGATGCCGAGGCTTTCGGCCTGAAAGCAACATTCGGCTATGACGGAGAAACGAAAATAACATTCAATCAATAAAATACGTCAATCATTTGAAATCTCAATTAGATAAACTGCGCATCATCATGAGCGATGCTGTGCCCAAAGAAAACGCGAAAATAGAGATGCTTAGCACCTCTATCAAAGTCACACACACCTGCGGCTGCGTACTGGTCGAACACTTCGCTTGCGGTGAACCGACCACAGTGCGCCAAGATGAAGCCCCCGAAGAATATGAACGTCTTCTGGCAGAACGGAAGTATCACGTGGAACTGTGTAACACCCATAAACCTAAGAATATGGCAGAAATCATTAAAACAGATGGAACGTGCCAGCCGGTACAGCCCGCCAATGGAACCGACTTCACGCTTGAAGAGATGCAGGCGATAGTCGGAGGCGACATCGAACTTGTCTACCTGAATGACACGGAAATCATGGTCGTTAATGAAGAGGGAAAAAACAACAGCCTCAACCTCAATCATGAGGCGACCCGCGTATTCAGAAAGAACTACCCGGACTCTGACGACTACATCGTCGGAAATGTACTCGTATGCGATGACGAACAAATCAAGTAATTACAAGAAATGGCAGATAAAATCCTACAAATGTTCTTCGACATCGACAGGTGGACGAGAGCAATCGAGAAAGGTGTGGTCAAGGACATCCGTAAGGACCAGCTTATCCGGCTGACCGACGAACACACCCGCCTTGCCATAGCTGAAGCCATGATGCAGGGCAAGTACGAAATATCTCCGCCCCATACGGCGCAGATTCCCAAAGAGAATGGCGAATTCCGCACGGTCTATGTAAATGAACCTATCGATCGCGTGATACTGGGCATCGCCAACGACCTGCTGTTCGAGCTAATGCCGGAGATGCTTCACCCTGCGTGCAAATCCTACCAGACCGGTATCGGATGCGGCAAAGTCGTGACCGAAGCAAGCCGTCAAATCGTGAATGCGGCCCAAAAGGGTTATATGGGCTGGAAATCTGACCTGAGCAAGTATTTCGACAGTGTGCCGATTCAATTCATCGATGAGGCTTTCGACAAGGTGGAAGCCAAACACGGGCATTCCGCCTTAATCGATGTGTTGCGGAAATACTACCACTCGGATTTGTATTTCGACGAAAACAACCAACTCCAAAGCAAATTTCAGTCGCTCAAACAAGGCTGTGCTGTGGCGAGTTGGCTGGCAGATGTGCTGTTGTACGACCTCGATAACGAGTTGTCGCAAATGAACGGCTACTATGTCCGTTACTCGGACGATATGCTGTTCATCGGCGAGGACTACGAGCGTGCGATGGAGGTGCTTCAAAAACGCCTCGCCGAGAAAGCCATGCGGCTCAACCCGAAAAAGGTGGAATACCTGACTGCCGACCGGTGGTTCAAATTCCTCGGGTTCAGCATCAAAGGAAGCATGATTTCGCTCTCCTCATCCCGTATCAAAACCTTTCAGAAAGAAATCGAGCGACGGACAATACGCAGTCCCAATACAACGCCGACGAAAGCTGTCCATGCTGTAAACCGTTACCTGTACAAGGGCAATAACGAGTTCAGTTGGGCAACCCAGATATTACCCGTATGCAACGTGCGGAAAGACCTCGACGAGCTGAACAAGTTCGTGATGGACTGTCTGCGGGCAGTGCAGACCGGCAGACGCAAAATCGGCGGACTGGGATACGTCAGGGACAAGCCCGACGGCTGTATCGTTCGGGGGCAGGGTCGCAACGTAAAAGCCAACCGCACCAAAACCGACGGCAACATCGCCGGCTATCTGACGATTGGCTGTATGCGGAACGCCCTGTTGACAAGTCGGGCAGTGTACAACACGTTGGTCGCATCTTTATAGGCCATGCCGAGCACACGGCAACCGGATGAAGAGGCAGAAAATTCAATATTACAGGCTGGCAGACCAGAACGATTAGATCTTCGCCGGTCTACTAACCGGCGAGGATCGAAACAGTTCTGGTTCCTCCTGTAATGTATCGAAACGCTAAAGCAATGTGCCGTCTGCCTGACATACGTCCGAAACCTGAAACACATCAGCCGAAGTTCAAGGAACACCTATTCAACAACCCGCGTTGCAACCAGCTCTACGGAGTCTTGAAGGTGATCGGACCAATCACCTTCAGACTCCTCAATAGCTGGATACGCGGGTAACATCGATAACGTAAAGCAATGTGTCCGTGTTATGAGAACTTTTTTTAGCACACAAGCATGGTTCAAGGGATACTATTCAATATACCGAGTTCCAATACAGCCCATACGTCATCGACGTATCCCTAACGAGATACGTCGATGCCCATACGGCTTTCAGGACTGGCATACATCGCAACAGTAAAGAAATGTGCCGATATTCTGAGAATCATGAAAAAAACTGAGTACACAGTCGAAAAAAATCGAGGTCGGGATTTTAGCGGTGCAGCTTTGGAACTTGCGGCCACATCCTCCCTCCATCCGATTGGATGGAGGAGAGTCGCTGGCCAGCAGAGCATAGCTGCACGCATCAGGACAATAAAGAAATGTACCGCCCGAATGAGATTTTCAGCACGGAAAGCTGCGGTTCAGGGGATGCGATTCAGCATGCTGTGAACAACGAAGCCCCGGCTGCTATGTCGTCGTTCACTATCAGGAACCCGACGTCGCTGCCCGGCCTTCTTGTCCCAGCATACATCGAAGGATTAAAGCAACGTGCCGGCATTCGGAGAACCGCAAAAGACTTAACACAGAGTGGAGAGTCGAGGTCTGGATTTTAATGTTGCGGCGTCAATCGCTACCCGGCATCAAATGCCAGTGACAAACTCGCTGATTGCTCATAATCACTGGCATTTGAAGCAGGGGCTATCACGCTGCCTCATATCAAAACCATAAAGCGATGTGCCGACCGGACAAGGCTCCCAAGTGGTAGCGCAACCACGAATTGCACAAGGAATCGGATTTACGCTACAGTGTCACCAGGGCCCTGAAGTCTTCGGACCCTTGCCTTAAGGGCCCTGGTGGCAACTGTATTCATCGAACCGCTAAAGTTATGCGCCAGCGATTCAAGTGCATTTTGTCGAATTTTTAACAACAACGAAAATGGAAGTAACAGTAAAAGACATCGAAATCGGAAACTGGTATCATATCTCAGGAGATATCGATAACGGGATACAAAATGGGAAACCTTATCTCTCCCATGATGAGGTTACACGGCGAATCAAACGGGTAACAGCCACTCACATCATTTGCGAGTGCGACAGGAAGTTCGTCATCAACGACAACCTGAAACTGAGTATTCCTGCCTTCAGGGAAAATCCGTAGCTGTCATGGAGAATATTTATCAAGAGACCGTTCGTGCCGTTGAGGGCGGCGCACGATTCAAGGTCGATTTCCAAACACGAAGCCTCAAAGTGGACGGCAAATACGTGATTCGGGACGGCACACATGAGGGCAATCTCGGAGTGCCGAATTGCAGCGAGGAAGAGTTCTTCTCGAAAGTGGAAGAGCTATACAACCGCTACAAATATTCCATCCCTTCGGAACGCAGCGAGAGCACATCTCGTCACTATTTTATCGCCTTGCCTGAAAGTGAATTGAGCGATGAAGATATGCTCTACGGCTGTCGTCGGGACAAAGCGCAAATCGAACTGGAACTGTATATCCTCTGCCAGATAATCAACGGTCTGAAATGGTCGGATGCCATGGGGCGGTGGTTCTGGCAAAGCAAACAAGAAAAAGAACTGGTCATACTCCGGCAGTGGGTAGAATCCAATAATAATCAACCAACAAATTAAATTATCGCAACATGAGAAAGAAACAAGAGACCAAAATCGCATGTCCCGCATGCGGAACGGAGCTTGCCATCGCAGGCACGAAAGTTACTATCGCCGACAACGGCGCCATGCCGGCCAATCGAATCCAACTTCCCAAGACGGCGCAGGAACGTATCGAAGCCCTGCGCAATGCAGGTGTAGACGTAAGCTGCCTGTTCGCCATGCAGGGAGCAAACGGCGGCGAGTATATCGCCTCGAACAAGAACGGCAAGCTGTCGATTCTGGATGACAACGACCCGATTTTCGACTACATTCTCGCACAGGGGACGGTTCCCAACCGCCGTCTGTTCCGCCGTTTCGTCATGGCACAGATGTTCCGCATGCTTTCCTACAAGGACTACGGTTCTTGGGAACCGGCCGGCGTGACGGAGATGATCCACCGTCTGGGCTACGAGTATCAATGGAGAATGGTCCTCGACGAACTGCACGCCCAGATGAGGATGGAGGGACGGGACGAGGAGAACTTCGCCGACCGCAACCGCTGGTTCAACGTCGGGGTCGTTGCGGCTATGGCCAAGGATTACATCCGGCAGCTGGAAAAGCATGTCGAGAGCCTGCCGGTGAGGAAATGCAAGGACATTCCTTACAAACGTGTCGGAGGCCGCGACATCTTCGTGCAGGATCTGCACGCCAAGCTCTACAGCCCGCTTCGCATCGCTGCCCGACACATCGAGATGGCTGGAAACGCCACCCAGCTCTACAATGCGGCAAAGAAGTTCAACGGTCTGCGCCTCAAGATGAAGCACGATACGCCTCAGAGCAAGGCATGGGTAGACGCTTACAAGGGAGCCGGTGCATTCTTCACCATGCAGAACCTCATTCGCTTCCACGGCTGTACGCTTATCGACGACAACGGGAAGCGATTGGACAAATGCCGTTCGCTGGTATTCCTCTCGCTCAAGGCCGAAGGTTACAAGAACGGCGACGGCTGGCGCCTGCTGGCTCTGCTGAAAAAGATGCTCGATGACAACGGCATCGACATCAAGAAGAAGATGGCGCAGTGGCGTAAGAAGTAATTCGTTACCGCCTGGCAGGCCCGATGCGACGGACCGAGACATTCAGCTCGTCTTCCTTAATAGGATCCTGAGGCGCTGGCTATACGCCGTGCCTCAGGATCCTTCCGGAAGACCATACATCGAACGGATAAAGTCATGCCCCGCATCGGTAGTCGCATCATTTTATTCCCTCTAAATGTTAAACTATGAGTAAAAAACAACTCAGACGCAGGGCTTATCTGCTGTCCAGACTGCGCAAGAAAGGCATCCGCTGTCTGACCCGCCAGTTCACAATCTTCTATCCTTACGGCAAAGACCCTGCGGCGATGCCGGAAATCGGTCTCCTCCGAAAAGAATTCCACTTTTCGGTTCAATTCGAAATCGTATGAACATGAAGCGGATTCTGAACCCGGACATTGAATGCACCGACCCGGACCAACTGCAATTCTGTCTGAAGATTTCGGATACCGTATTCTGGTATTGCGAACCGAACACTTGTCATAACGACTTGTTACCGCACGCAGAGACGGATGCCAACCGGATTTACCATCGGTATCTCGGCTACCCGACAGCGTTCCTGCGTGATGCCGATAACATACCCGAAGTCCGGAAATTTGCAACGGACGACATGCTTTGGCGGGAAGGTGAAATTGATGTATCGGATTTCAGCCTTGCGGAGCAGGAAGAATTACTGAAAGACTATGGCTATAAGTGGGCTGATTTTTCCACCGATGCCGAGCGCAATCAGATTATCTGTGAAAATCATTTCGAGCAATACCTGCTCGACTATCGAAACGACATTTGAATGAATCACCAAAATAACAAATCATCATGCAATACGAAACGACAGACTGGCGCACGAGGGCCGTAAAATACCTCCGTCAATACACCCGTGCCATGCGGGACGTGATAGAACGTTTTGTCGAACTGTTCCGGGATCAGGAGGCGACAGACGAAGAGAATCTGGCAGCTTTCGAGAACTACGAAAGCGAATTGGAAACCGCTTATGCCTACTGATATGGACAGATACGAACAAATCACCTACAAGGGACACCACATCAACGTCTACTATGACGAGTGTCCCGAAAGTCCCCGCGAGTGGAGCAACCTCGGAACATTCTATACGGCACATCGCCGTTATCGGCCCGAAAAAGACTTCGACAGCCATTTCGAGTTCGATGACGTATGCGACGGACATCCGGGGAATTTGCGGGAATCGTTCCTGCGAAACTACATCGCCCTGAACCTTTACCTCTACGACCATAGCGGTCTGAGCATATCGTCCGGACCGTTCTCATGCCGGTGGGACAGCGGTTGGTTCGGCATCGTGGCGGTCAGCATCGAGCAGGTCAAAAAGGAATACGGCTGGAAAGTGCTCACGCAATCCCGCCGAAAGAAAATCGAGGAATACCTTCAAAACGAAATAGACACCTACAATGAATACCTGCACGGCGAAGTGTATGGATTTCAAATCACCCCGGCAGACGACGATACCGAAATCCTCGACAGTTGCTGGGGATTCTTCGGCGATGACGGCCTCGACCAGCTCAAAGACGAATGCCAGGCATTTATCGATGAAAAAATAGCCGAGGACAATCGGCAAGAACTGGCAAACCGTCTCCGCTTATACGGCCCCGAACTGCCGTTCCCGGAATTTGCATTATCAACCATTCAATAAACAAGGGATATGACATACGCACTCAAATACAAAACCTTTCAAAGTACCGACGATTACAATCTGCGGGTGAACATCCGGTTGTCGGACGACTGCCATAACGGACATGCCGATTTCGCCATCACGGGAGATTTTTATGACTGTAAAAACGGCAACAACTGCGGAGGTTGCATTCACGAAATCATTCTTCATTTCTTTCCCGAGTTCAAACCTTTTATCGATTTGCATCTGTGCGATGCCAAAGGAGCGCCGATGTATGCCGCTGGAAACGGTCTTTATCACCTCCGCAACAGTAGCGAAACCGTCACGCGAAACTACCTGCGGATCGACCACAAAGAGTACATGCGTTTGAAACGTGAGGCCGAAGATACGCTTTCCATGACCTTCCTGCTCGAAGAGATGGGTATTGTCGCCCGCTGGGAAGAAGAGGCACGGGCCGCCATCCACCAGTTGGAAACCCTCACCGGTGAAACATTCGAGGACACCTCTTCCCGCTACCAGTTCACCCCGCTTACCGTAGAACAACGGGAGCTGTTCCGCACAAGGCTTGCCGAAGGTTACTATTTGCCGGAGAATATCCGCAAACGCAAGCACGAGGCCCGGATCGCCGCCAAACGGAAGAAAATCGACGACCTCAAAACCCATGCGGCAAAAGCGAAGGCGAAAATCGACCAGGAACTCGCCGTCAAACTCCATGTGCTCCGTTGCGGGATGCCGCTCGATAACTTCATCTACTACGACCACCGGAACACGGGTGTATTCAACTGGCGGGATTACGCCTCCAAAAACGAGATGGTGACGCAGGCACAGTTCGACCGCTTTCTGAAAAAGGTGGACTACACCAAACTGCCCGAAGGCATCCGATTCCAACTCCAATCCGCATGATATGATACCGGTACGATATATTCAGGAATGCCAATGCGGAGCCATGACCGTAACATTTGAGGATGGCGCTACCAACAGCATGAGCCGCAAACTGTTCGACAGTATCGGCTTTACGGGAGAATGCCTGCCGCAAATCTTCTGCAACTGTAACCACTGCGTCAACCATTGGGGCATCGACCTTTGCAAATGCGGCTCGGGGCAACCCGTCGGCAAATGCGATTGCGGGAGCGATGAGGCCAGCGAGGACCTCGGCGTGAAAAGACCGTTTGCAGGATGGGTATTCTAACGGACAAAATCAAGGACCTCGACCGCTTGGAAGAGCAGTACAAGAAGGAACGGGAACGCATCGAACGGGCTATCGCCGATACGGTGCGCAGCATAGGTCAGAATCCGGTCGTCAAGCCCGTCGGAAAACACATGTTCACAATCCCCTTGTCGGAGTTGATTGGCGCACCGTGGTCACCTGACTTTCACGACTGGACGATTCAGGCGGAACGCTTGCTGGCCGTGCTGAGCAAAAAGCCTGTCAGAGAGTGGTTGAACTTCATCCATGAACTGCTGGATAAAAATTCCGCCAACGGATGGTCCGGCGTCACGGTCGACAAACAGGTGCTCAGCAAAAAGTTTCTCCAGCAGGTTGCCGAGCGATTATAGAAAAAATACCCTGAACGAGAGAAGGCGATGACCTTCTCTTTTTCGTTTACGGCTATTCTTAAACCGATAAAACATTAAGCATCATGAGATACGTTGTAGATTCCCCGATGGTCGCCCATCTGTGGGCGCATCAAAGTCAAGACAGCGCCCGCAATGGAAGCAACTTCTACTTCGAGGGCAAAAACATTTACTCCTACGGGTCCCACTTCCGGTGTGCATCCGTCGAAACCAACCGACAGGGGCAAAAAGCCTATCTGGTCACGACCCGCACTTATTCAAACACCACCGCCAAGCACATGGGAATGGTGCGCAGTGCGATTCCCTGCGGAGCGCAGATTTTCAATACGGCTCGTTCCGTTTCCCTGTATCATGGCAAATTACACGAACAGGACTACTTGGAAGCTGCCTATTACATCGTCGATCAGGTAGAATATATCGACGATTGCATCAAGGCTCAAGCGAAATCCCGCAGCAGGAATTATACGGAACTGGTAAAAAAATACCTGCTCGATGTCGGCCGCTGGATTGAATTCTGGGGATTGGACAAGCGACAGAAGTCCGCAACGGGCCGCTGGCTCATGCCGGTCCTGACCAAGTTGAGCGGCACTGCGAAAAACGACAAAGCGAAATTCTGGGACGTAACGGGTGAACGCCCCCGCTATTCCTATGACTTACCGAGGGAAGACAAATCCGAGCATCAGGAACTTTTTCTCGATATCCTTTCCCGAGGACTCTTTCAGACTACGGTAATCGAGGGATTTGAAGCCCGTGTGTCGCAACTCTTCATCGACCGCACCGGCGATCCGCTGTTGTGGGAACATTTCGAAGAACGCAGGGAGCGGCAGGAAGAAACCAACCGTCGCAATGCGGAACTGCGGGAACAGCAATATGCCGAACGGCGAGAACAATGGCGCCGGGAAGAAGAGATGCGCCAGCGTGTGGCACACATGAGCTTCGAAGAGAAAAGGGAACTGTGGTATTCCGGCGAAATCTCGAACCGTCTGTTCTCCGTTCCGTTCGGACTGGGATTCAATGCACTGCTTCGAGTTCGCAACGGGCATATCGAAACCTCGATGGGTATTCGGGTCAAGGCAGAGGAAGCCGAACGTCTTTGGAAGTTAGTCGAACGATTCCACAAAAACGAAACGGACTTCCGCCACGACCTCGTCAAGGATGCCGACAGACACCAATGGTCCATCAATTCCTACCAAAACGATATCATGACGGCCGGTTGCCATCGCATCGCCTACGAGGAAATGCGCAATGCTGCCCGGAAACTCGGTATCGCCGCATAGAAACACAATGAAAAACAAATCAATACGCCAACTCAAAAAAGGAGAATTTTTCCGCCTCTCCGCCGGAGAATCCGCACCGGTCTGGGTACGTGGAGAATATATCCGTGAGGCGAAAAAATACAGCACCTACAAATATGACGACGTAAATCACGAGCGGTTGCTCTCCGGCAACCATAAAGTCGTCGTCGATTTCATTTTCTGACAAATAACATCATCTAATAATCTATACAACATGAGCACCAGTTTACACACCGGGAAAGTCTACCACATCGAATATGCACTCTGCGGGCAGGGCATGTTCGGAAGCGACGGGCAGCAAGCCCTCTACAACATCTTTTTGATGTTCGACATCGAAAACACGGCAGAGAACGAGTTTGACGCCGATTATGAGATCTATCGTCCAGAACTGAAGCGTCTGCGTACAATCATCACTGAGGAAATCGAAGAATATCAGGCGCACGCCGATGAATTTCGAGAGGAACTGAAACGCGCCGGCAGGAGCACCTCCGACTTCATGGACGTCCTCGACCACCTAATCGATGCAAGCGACCAAAGCAACGAATGGGTACTCATTTCCTGGTTCTAATCAATCTAAAAATATGAAACGGACAAACGAAAACATCGTCTCCAGCTACTTCTACTACATGTGGAACCGCTGGAGCAAAACGGAATGCGAAACCGTATTCGGAAGCATGGCAGGACATTTCTGGGAAAAGTGGTGCGGCCTGAGCAATCCGACCCCGTCAGGTGCTGCCGAACGCCTCTATGCCGAACTGGGCAATGAGGCACGTCGCAAAATCGTGAAACGGGCGTGCGAACTCTACAATGGACAGCAACTCGTCTCCGAAAACGCAGCAGACGAAAGCAAAATCTTCGTATGTGAATGCTGCGGTTCTCAGGACATTCAGATAAGAGCATGGGTCGATGGTAATACGAACGAGTATATCTCGGAAATTACCGATGACGATGATGACTTCTGGTGCGATTCCTGTGAAGAGCATCATGGTTTTCTCACTCTGGAAGAATACAAGAAGGCAATGCTCCGGTGGTGGCAAACCCTCGACATGGAAGAAAACAAGCGGCTGTCCGGCGATGCCGACGATCTCAACGCTTGGTGGAATGACCTGACCTTCGACCAGCAACGAACCCTGTATAAAAATAACTTCTGGGAGGAGGGCGAAGACAATGAATAAAACAGAACCCCAAATGCCATCCGATCCGTGGAGGTGCAGCGTATGCGGCTCACTATCGGTAGAGTGCCGTACATGGAGCGACGCCAATACCGGAGAATCTGCCGCCGGAGACGACAGCATCGAATACCGGTGCCTCGATTGCGAAAACGACAACGTAATACCCGAATCCGAATACCTGCCCCGAGTGGAGGAATGGTGGAACGCAATGGATGAACAGGAACGTAAAGAAATCGCTGATACGCACTTCAACGCCGCCGACCATGTCATTGACGAAACTTGTCCCGACTCATGGCAAACATGTTCGCCCGCTCAGAAGATAGACATCTGGAGGGAATACATCTATCCGGATTGCAACATCGACATATAACATTAGTTTATTCACCCGAGGCGGAGAGCGAAAGTTCTCCGCCTTTTTAATTCCCAATTGTTTATGAGCAAAGGATACAACGCCCCGACTGAAGTCCGGGAGCTGGAAAAACTACTCAACGACTTCACGTATCGCAACGGGCTGGACGTGCAGACGGTCTTTCAGGACCTGCTGCGCTATATCATTCATGGGTTCTCGCCCGGCGCACCTCCGCTTTCGGATTGGCGATACAAAAAAGAACAGACCAAGGTATTCTACAACATGTACACCACATGGGTACAAATCATGGCACAGCAAATCGAACGGCACGGCTGGTACGACGCCTTCGGCGACCTGTTCATGGCGCTCACCTCCCAGCGAGGCCAGCAACAGAAAGGTCAGTTCTTCACGCCTGCGCACATCACGGAACTGATGTCGAAAATCGCCATGGGACACAACGAGTCAACATCCAAAATTACTACGGTGTACGACCCGACGGCCGGCAGCGGCCGAATCCTGTTGGCCGCCAAGGCCGAACGACCGCAAAGCTACCTGGTCGGATGGGACATTGACTACACCTGCTGTCTGATGTGCGTATGCAACTTTCTGATGAATAGCTGTGTGGGCGAAGTCGTCTGCATCGACTCGCTCCGCTTGGACAACTTCCGGGGAGCATGGCTCGTCAATGAATCCCTGTGCCGAACGGGACTTCCCAGCGTCCGCAGGCTCGACGAGCAGGAGTACAAACTGTTCAAGCAGGCCGACATTCCGCCTTACGTCTTCTTCCTCAATCAGGAAAAGTACGACGACTATTTCCGGATGCGGGAGACGTGGACGAAGGTCATGTCCTTGTTTCAAAAGCAGCCGGCGCCCGAAACAGGCGTATAGTCTTCACCGATGTTTAACCCCGAGGCAGAAAGCATAGCGACTTTCTGCCTTTTTAATTTCCTGAACGCACATGTCAGTCAAAGGTCAAATTACCACCGCCGAACCGTTGGAATACAACGATTTCCTCCGCCTGCTCTCCGGTTTGCACGAGGACGGCAACTACCTCTGGGAACTCTACTGCTGCATCTCTTTCTGCACGGCATGCCGTGTATCAGACGTCCTTTCGATGACATGGAAAGACGTCCTCGAAAGAGAGGCACTCTACAAAACCGAACGGAAAACCGGCAAAACCCGTCAGATTCCGTTCAACGAAAACGTACAGCGGCGCATCGCGTCGCTATATAAACTGCTCGGCTCGCCGGACAAACGGTTGCCGGTCATCTGCAACCCCAAAACACAAAAGCCCTATACCAAACAATACATCAACGACACGCTCAAATACCTGCGGGTAAAATACCGGCTCCCGATTCGTCGCTTTTCCAGCCACACCTTCCGCAAGACCTTCGGACGCTACGTCTACGAATCGATGGGGCGCACGACCGAAGCACTCATCCTGCTGTCGATGATTCTCAAGCACTCATCGCCGCAGGTGACGATGGTCTACCTGGGCATCCGGCAGGACGAAATCTCCGGCGTATTCGGAGGCATCCAACTGAACTACTGAAACATCATTCGCCATAATGATAACCGGAGCTGTCCTGACGCGAGTCCCGGCAGCTCCACCTTTTTTGAAAAATCAGCGGACGGGCAACGCCCATCCCTTGAATATCGCAACTAATCTTATTATAACAAGTATTCCCCAAAATAGGATGTTTATGGAACAAGTAGTAGCACAAGAGTTTTATACAAAAGAATTTATTTGTGGCAACAGTATCATCTCTCGTCAAGATTTAGAAGAATTGCCATGCCCTTTCTGTACATCGAAGGTAACAGATAAACAGATGCAGACTATCATCGAAGATACAGATTTGGCAACAAAATGTTATTACAAACTATCGCCGAATCATCCGATAGACTTCAATAATGAAAAGTACCGTGAAAGATGGTGGATTGAACTGGAGCGTGCAGTGCTGCGACAAAACATTCCATACTATGAAGATTTGAACTTATAACTATCAATTTTTTTGTAATTATGGACAACATCAGCAACATCATGGCTGCCATCGTGGCCATTTTCAACAACAACGGTCTGACCGAACTGTCGTTGGGAAACTACAACGAACTCAACGACCCGGCCTACGTCATTTGGTACGATAACGACGGATATCCCTACGACGACCCGGTCGTCAAGGTTATGGTTGAGGATTCCGAAATCTCCGTAGAGGTCGAGGCACGGGAGTTCGGCAATACCGTAACGCTTCAGTCACACGAAATCGACCGATTGGAATGGTGGCTGTGCATCCACGCCAGCATGCTCGAAGTCCTCGAACAGGACGGTAAGCGCCGTTGTCCGGCGTGCGGCAAACCGCTCCGTACCCGACAGAAATACTGCTCGGAGACCTGCCGGACATTCGCCGCGCCCAAGCCGACAGCCGGAGAAATTGCGGAGAAAGCCAACAAACATATCCGCCAGCTCATCGCCCGCATCGCAAAAGGTGACCGGAAACTCAAGCGGCAACTTACCGAAAAATTCATCATCACGCTATGATACAGTACAAAAAATATATCGTGGAGGTCGAATCGGCAGGAAATGAAGACCTTGACCACAAACAGGACATCATCTGCCATGTTTACAGACAAAATTTCAAGGGCATAAAGGAAAGAGAAGTCGGTAGTTTCCTCGTTACCGGTCATGAAATCGCCGGCTACGGCTCGACCGAGAAAGCCGTTACCGCTTATATGCGGCGTAGTTACCCGGACAAACGCATGAAAGGCAGGTTGCTGTACCGGTTTCTGAACCTGTTGGAACGACTGCTCCAGAAACAGCAAAGGAGCCTTCTTGTCCGACTGCTGAATCGATACGGCAAGCGAATCACGTCGTTTCCGGTTCCCGATGAATACGGCGGTTACGATTACCCCGTAACGATGCTCTTCTATGACCAGCATGAGAATCTGTGCATCGGCGTGACGGATGTTTACCTCGATGAACAAGCAATAATCAGGGTAGACGGCATTGATGAACAGAGCAGCTACAAGGAGCGGGGGTTGCAAGCCCATCCGGAACATTATTCGGGATTGCTCCATTTCACTATACAGGCTCTCGGCTTCCCTCGCTATCGCAAATTTATCAAATAAACACACTCGCAATATGGACTTACACAAGTATTACAAAGAGAACAAGGACGACATCAACTCGTCCATCATGGAAATCGCCAGCGACCTTGCCGTCGCCAGATTGGTAGACAAGTACAAACAACCGTTCGAGGCATTCGTCGAGCTTGACGATCCGGACGATCCCGACAGCAGCACACACTACAAAGAGGAGTTTCAGGACAAATACAATCGTTTCTACGACGAGGAGTACGACCGCATCGCCCGATTGATGAAGTTCGACATCACTGCACCCGACGGCATCGCTGCGGACTCCATCGAATCCCATGCAACCGAAGTCAAGACGACCTATGCCACCGTCCGCTACGACATCGAAAACCGAAACGGCGACGACGTGTCCGAAGAGGACATCGACGACATCCTCGACCAGCTTCACCATGACACAAAGGTCGTAGGCGACTTCATCGTAAACACCGAAATCTGCGGCCGCCATGACGAAAGTGGTATTTAGGAGATGGAAGGACGGCGACATCATCGCACTCTTCCCCGACGAACCGTGGAGCCGCTGCGATTACTCGACCACTTCTTATATGCACGTCGGCCAGCACGGGGCGGCCGACTATGCAGGCGTAATTGCCGCCACTCGGCCGGCACGGGAGGATGAGTACCGCGACTTACTCGCAGAACTGAGAGCCATCGGCTATACAGATCTCCGTGTCGTAAAAAGAGCCCGCCCGAAATTCAATTAACGAAATTCATATATGGAAAATAAAACCTATGACATCGAAATAGACGGGCAAATAATACCCGTTACGACGCAGGAAGTGCTGGACTTCTATCCGAAAGAGCATTGCCTCACCGAAGACGACATCCGGCAATACGCAGCTACCTACACAGCCCGAATCAAATCTTATCGGCAGTGCGACCGCTTCCTTGATGCCGCACTCATCCATCGGCTGCTGGACGAGGAGCACTTGATGAAAAACGGCGAATCGGACGGTTTCCGTCTGAGACTCCGTTTCGACTGGTATGTAACGCTTCGCAAGGAGGACAAACCGCACGTCGCCCCGTTCAAATACATCATCGAGGCCTACTGCCTGGATAACATCCAGCAATTCTCACGCCGGTACGTCAGCATGGAAAAGGCTCTGCTTCATTGTCTGAACGGATTCAATGAAAACGCATCCATACCTGACGACTACAAATCCATCCAAGATTATTTATCCAAACACACCGAATCATGATAACAGCAACCCTTATTCTTGGCGGCGACGCCGTCCGACAATACAACACGACCGGCCAAATTCCCTCTCCTGAATGGCTGATGGACAACGGCGGTGTCGTCAAAGACATCGAATTTCCTACAAAAGCGGAATATGCCGCCTACATACAAGGCGTATCGGATGCCCACCTGTGGGTCGACTACCGCGTCATTCCGAAAACAGCCGAAGAATCCCAGCCGACAAAGACAATCGACATACGATTGTTGACACCGCAAGAACAGCAAAAGAACCTATCGCAAGACATCATCGATTCCCTTTGTCGCACGGCCGAACGCCCCGACGGCTGGTTGCCTCACATCGTATTTGTCGAGGAAGAGGGCGACTATCCGGTCTATACCATGTACAAGTTAGAGGAAATCCGTCAGGACGGCTCGTGCGTACTCTTTAACCCCCAAAGCGGGGAGCGGTTCCACGACCGCCATTTATACGAAATCAACATTGACTGGCTCGTAACAGTCTGGAACTGGTATGTCGATTTGAGTATCGAACAGAAAATCTGGAAAGACCGTGCCGTTAAAGTACTCCTGCAAAACAGCGATGCCGATGAGATACGGATTCGGGAGTTCGTCGACGAACATTGGCAAAACCTCCTGCTGGACAAGGACAACATCGAAGCATTCAAGGAGTGGTTGGCCGCAGAAAAAGAACCGACAACATCCGGTCAGTATGCCTTCGTCTGGAATTGCTGCCATCTGGATCGAAACGTGTCCGACAAGGCACTCATCGAAGCATGGCAAAACGGACCGTCCCGCAGCGTCATCGACGAAGAAGACGAGGCTGAATACGAAGTTGAACGCCTGAGGCTCGACGAACTGGCGGAACGCATCAACGACGAATGCTTCAACGACAACGAAAACTACATCCGATTCATTCCGATGAATGATTAACACCGAAAATCAAACAAACTATGCTTATATCCAAATCCTTATCACAAAAACTCCGTCATTCCGCCACTGTATTGTTGCAGGACGGCGCAGATGAAACAGGGGTCCCGAAAATCGTGGTGCGGCAGGTGGACGCCGCTTGGGGGAAATTCGAGCCGACCGGCCGTAAAGGCGGCGTCTGTTTTTCCGCATTATCGGACAGAACAGCCCGAATAACCTATGACAACATTTTAGGCTATCACGTTGGAACAGATGCCAGTATCCAGCCGCTGATACTCAAAGAATCCGTCTGGCGGTCAAAGATGCCGTATAAAGAGTGGTTGGATTTTCTCCTCCGTGCGGCAGAAATGCTGCTTGCCTCCCGACCGGACACCCACCGTAACCTGACGGTTTCCAAACTCACCACCGCCAATTACCGCTTCAACGACAAGTGGTACGGCCACGGCCTCCATTTCGTCCGCCTGCGGGATGCCAAGAAAGCCGCCAAAGAACAAATCGGCGAGAGCGTAACCGTCTACTCCTGCAAGACGGGCAATATTGTGTGCTTTACTCCGGCATCAGGCTACTGCCCGCCTTAATCCATCCCAATAGGAACCCTTAAACCAATCATTATGAACAAAGACCGAAGAAAACAACTCGAAGATGTGAAAGATTCCTTAGACGAAATCATCGCATCTCTGAACGATATCCGTGACGAAGAGCAGGATGCCTATGACAATATGCCCGAAAGCCTCCAATCATCGGACAACGGCTCCCGCATGACCGACGCCATCGATGCAATCGACGAGGCCATCTCCTCCGTTGAGGAGGCACAGCAGCATATCGACGAGGCCGCCGCATAAAATTAGTGGCTTGGAGCGCACCGATTTATTGCTCCGAGCCATTATTCTTTACAAAAGTCCATAACTGTAAAAACGATAATCATGACAATCGAACAACTGTTACACGCTTATTTTGAACGCGAGGCGAAAGTCTCCGAACAGCTCGGCACCATCGAAAGGGCGGAAGCAGAAAGAATGCCAGTGCCGAGGTTGAACATCACCGTACCGAATTATGTGGATGAAGTCATTCGCCCCATATTGAGAATGGTGGCGGAGGTGCTCCCCGAATACGGATTTACGGTACCGCCCTCCAAACGATGCACACTGGTCAATGGCCTGTACCAGATACGGACCCCGAAGGTGTGCCTCGGCGGACTTTCGTATCCGACCAAAAACGACCACAAACTCTATTTCGCACCGCTGTTTCACCGCAAGGCCGGTGGGAAACAGGAAGTCAAGACGCTGGAGCAGTTGGTAGAAATGCTCCGGGTGGAACTCAACAAACGAGGCCTGCTTATCCTCCCCGAACATCTTTAACCCACACACATCATGACACCCGAAGAATTAAAACGACAAACGGAACGGGAAATCCGATGGCGCATCTTCTTTCGGTTCATCCCGTGGATGCTCACGATACTCGTCGTCTGTATCGGACTGCTCAAAGATTGTATCCGCATCCAAAACCCGATGGACAACAGCATCAACCGCTCGCAAGAGGTAGTCCGGCATCTCGAAGTATGCGACACGACCCGCAATGGCTTTCGTGTAGTCTACGTCTCCAGCGATGCTGTTACGATGGAGCGACTGGAAGAAATCAGGCTTCGTCCGTCGTTGAACAGGGCATTCCGCAAACTCCAAGACAGCGCGGCATCCCACTTCGGTGGGAGTCTGCTTCAAACCGACATCTACGACTTTGCGGCATACGCCCGTCGATTCGACGTAGACACCGACGTGCGGATGCACAATATCTTTGTCTTTGGTACCGAGAAGCAAAAATTGTACGTCGGAAAGAATCCCCGAATCACCAATCCCGCCACATGGATCAATGCAGCCACCGAACAAGGCGTGCAATATATCAATGCCGACGATATTTATTTCCGTATGAACAAAAGCGAAAGAGTCTATCGGTACTGGAAGTGTCGTGGCAACCACTCAATCTCCACTGTAGACGAGCGTTTCAGCCATTTTTCGGAAGACGAAAGACTATGGTGACACCTTGTGTTTCTCTCTGTGAATAGCCCGTTTACAAGCTAAAAAATAGTCATAAATTTATTTGTTCGCCACGAAATGAAATTATAAATTTGTGCTATGATTTACAATAATAATGACTGATCTACATATTGTTAATTGAACGTAAAACCAGATTAAGAAAACATGAGAACGGAGTATGATATCAGAGAGAACGCAATTGAAATTTGCGACCTCGGAGAAAACTGGCGAGATCATCGGATTCGTATCGCGCCATTCGAAGACCAAGCAACTGCGAGGTGTACGTGAGGATTCACCTTACAAGAAAAAGATTTGTGTATTGTCCGAAGACCTGAAAGGGAAAGTCGTTCCCAACGTCCTGTATTCGGTCGAACTCAAGGCAATGCACTCTCGCAACGGTTTTGTCGTCGTAGCAGCCACGCCGCTGCTGTTCAAGGCAACAATTGACACGCTGGTCATACCGGGTGAAACCTACCGGGTAACCGTGAATTTTGGAAACAAGACCGTATTTTTCGACCCGCTGAGAGGCAACACCCCCTCCAGCCGAACTGTATCAGGAGTTATATCCATATTACAACGCCGCACCGACATCGAGAATCTGGACGGCGTAATCAACGGGTTCAAAGCAGCAGCCGCAAGACTTCTCCGGAGAATGACCGATGACGGATTGAACACACCGACCATTCCCGGTATGTAATGCGTCCGAAACATGGAATAGCCACCGATGAGGCGCATTCGATGAAAAGAGGAGTCACCCGGTACCGAGCCGTTGATTTGGCTACCGGCAGACTCCTCTTTGACCGAAATATCGGCAACCAGACAATCAACATCGGCGAGTTCCTGGGCGTAGTCGAAGCCGCCAAATACATCATCGAGCATCATTTCAGTCCGGCAATCATCTACACCGACAGCCTTACCGCCCAAACGTGGTTCAACGAGAAACGAACCGCCTCGCGTAAAAAGAACCCCGCCGTCAAGAAAGCGGAAATCTTCCTCAAAGCAATGGCATCCGAAATCGACAAAATCCAAGTGCTGCACTGGGACAACGCCCTGTGGGGCGAGACACCTGCCGACTTCGGAGAAAAGTAGCAATCTAACAACAACGAGCTATGGCAAAACTCAAAAAAGACCTTCACAAATACGTCGAACTTCGGGAAGAAGACTACCTTCAGTTCGTCGAAAACACCATGGTCGTCGAGGCCATGAAACTGGCCGGCGTAGAAAAACTTCCCATCTGGAAAGCCGTCCGTCGAATCATCGACGACAACCGAATCGAAATACACGTCAAACCCGTCAATCGACGATACGCCGACCGACCGGAACCGGCTCCGATTCAAAAATGA